TAACCAGATTAGATATTGTTACATCGGCCATATTAATTATTTAATATCTGAACCGTGCTAATTTAGCTACGCTCAATAAAGGATATCCCTATCCTATTAGATAACCAACAAACTGGGTTGCCTCATTAGAATTAATTGCCCCGGTACTATAATCGTGTAGCTTTACATAAACAACATCGTTTGCATTTAAATTAAATATAGCAGACATTGCAATTGGTGTATGCCCGGTACCTGGTGAGTAGCTTCTGTATCTGGTATTAACATCATTTAAAAAGAAATTAACTTGTGTGGGATCGTATCCACCGCTAGCTTTTATACCGGTAAACTCAAAATAATAACACCCTGCCACCGGAGCAGTAAATTTACCGGTAGAGGCATTTAATCCATTACCCCGGTTTACAGTTACGGTATTATAGGTTATAATACTTGGAAAATAAAAATAAGGACCGTCTAGATTGGTAGCACAAAAAGCAATTTGTTGGGATTTAATTACACCGTTTACATCTAATTTTGTTGCAGGTGTAGATGTTCCTATACCTACATTATTTAAAGAATTTATTCTTATTGCTTCAGTATTATTATTCCAAAACTGTGTATTTGTTTGACCTACTACACTATTATCAAATACTAAAGTTCTTGCACCATTACTATCCGTTAAACAGGTCTGTCTTTTATTATCAACATCTACCAAGAGATACATTGCTGAGGATTTACCACTACCCGATAAACCAAATAAATAAGAATTTGGATAACTACTTCTAATAAACAATTTTGTCTCTGAAGATTCTGGTTTACAATTAATACCTATACCCGTGGATACGTTTTCAAATATAGCAGATGTAGCTACAGCTAGTGTATTTGAACCAGCACTGTATGGTAATATTGCATTTCCTGTCGGCGTACCTTTAGTTAAATTAGATATCGTTACATCGGCCATATGATATTATTTAATTTATGCCATGATGATTTTGCTCTACCAAGTTGTAACATCAACAGTAGCCGGAATATAGTTAGTGGATCCTGTTATTTCATAATGACCCCATGCATTACTTGGAGTATTATTAAAATCAAAATTCCATACACAAGGTACTACATTTTCATTGGGAGGTGGACCTCCATTAATAGATGCTAGAGTGTAGCTTATAGTGCCACTGGCGGTACGCTGTGACATAGGTTGTGTATACGCTGTACCAAAATTATTATTAAGAATACCCTCCCACCACACCATACTATCCCCAGAATTAGATCTCATCGCATATAGCTTAAGCTTTACATAATGATAATTACTTAAAGTTAATTTTATTCTTCTATTAATATTAAAAATTGAAAACGTTCCTCTTTTTATATAAACATTATTTTGTATGAATGATTCATTATTAACTTCAAGCCCAGCTCTAGGAGTTGTTGTACCGACACCTACGTTACCAGAGGTAAGTATGGTGAATCTACAGGAATGAGTTACAAAGCTATCAGTTGTATGGGTAATATGAAAATCATTAAATGTATAAAATGGTCCTAGCGCATATTCGTGAATAGATGTGGGGTATTTTACGTTAAACCAGTCGTTTGTTTTTATTACACCACCTACTTCTAGCTTTCTAGAAGGGTTAGCTACATTTATACCTATATTACCGGCGGTCTGTAATACAGCAGATACAGGAACACCCAACGTATTGCTGCCCGTACTATATGGTAATAATGCATTTCCTGGGGGTGCACCTCTAGTTAATTGCGATATCGTTACATCTGCCATAGTATTATAAAGGATTAGGTTTTAAAGAATATAAATTAAAATTTGTAGCGTTACCCTCAAGCTTTACCCACCAAGTACTGGTCCCCCCGTAGCTACCAGCAGTTTTCTTTATAACAGTTTTATCGCTGGCCGGTACCCCTGACTCAGTGTACGTTGCAACTCTTGTAACAGTCCAAGCTCCCACGGTAGTTGTGTTTATGTTTATTAAATCGTTTAACGTGTATTTGTCAGGGTATACAGATACACTGATATAACACTCTCGTATCGCTGTATAGCCGTTTGCATACCAATGATCAAACACCATAGTAGCTTTTAGCGGAGCACTACCAAATTGGTATATATCGGGCAAAACAATTTCACTATTACCGGTAGTATTACCGCTAAAAAATAATGTACGTACTCCATTTGTAACTGTGCTTGTACAAGTTATAGTGCCTTCAACATCCAGGGTAGTTGAGGGTGTAACCTTACCAATTGCTACTCTTCCGTTAGAATCCATCCTCATACCACTCGCAGCTTGATTATTCCAAGGTGCTAGTACAAAGCTTCCTGTATTAACATTTCCCGCACTAAATATAATACCCTGATCGCCTGCTTGTGTAATACCGTTATTTGCACCCTGTGAGTTATTTGCTCTAATCTCCAATGCCCCTACACCAATATTATTAATAACAGAATTTAGAGCTATACCATCAGTTCCCTGACTATTAGTTGTAACTTGAAGCTTATAGGTAGGATTAGTATTGTTAATACCAACAAACCTTGTGTTTTGAAATAAAGCCGAAACAGGAGTCCCTTGTGTGCTGCTACCGGTTGTGTAGGGTATTATATTATTACCTGCAGGTGTAGCTTTTGTTAGATTAGATATAGTTACGTCGGCCATTTAAATATTTATAAAAAACGAGACTAAATACTTATATGGCCGAAAAGAAGAAGAAGAAAAAGGTCAATCACTTAACTCTTAAAGAATGCGAGGATATTATTGCCAAGCTTGGCGGACAGGCTCAGTGTCAATATGTTCAGCAAGTTTTAGAGCAGCAAAAGCAGTTACTCGTAAGAAAACAGTTTAAAAAGGACTAGCTTCCTATACTATATAGGAATGTACAAAACAAAAAGCAGAGTAATAAGAATGGGTGGAGCGTATACACAAAAGACGCACGCCGCATTTTTGCGCAAATATCATGGTATTAACGCCCGTAAGCAGCGTTCAGATAAGGGTAAGAAGCGTTCTTGAGAACAAGCAAACCACGTCAAACTTTTGATCGTCGTAATCCCTGGGTTAGTTATTCGAAAGAGCACGCCCGGCAGATGAGAGAGGATCACGGTTATAAAAGTTTTAGGGCAACTCGGTCAGATAAAAATACAAAGCGTCGTAAGAAGTTTTTTTAGCTCCAGAACATGAAATTATAATTAGACCATAAAACTGCGTCTAACTGTGAAATTTTTATACTAGCCGGTGTTGCACAATAAATATAGAACGTTACGATATCGTTAGCGTTAACTTTTAGGGTACATGTACCCATTAAGCCATCCCATATACCATTTGTATGTGAAATTAAATGTCTTGCTTTAGTAATACCATTAACACCCACAAGCATAGCTACGTAATTTTGTGTTGTTGTAAAAAACCCTGCTTTTGCAGCTGTAATTACATCTTGAAAATAGTTTATATTTAAATAGCCAGTTTTAAGTATTTTTATACCGTAGTTACCGGTACCTGCCAACTCAAATACGCTGGTATTAGAATTAAACATTGCATTATCTGTATTTGTTGTCGTATCAAAATTAAAATATCCCGCTTCATTAGCTAATATATTATTAATTGATGCTTGGGTAGGTCCAAACTGTGCACATTCAATATGATTATAACCCTTAGTAAAGATTGAGCCATTAACATCTAGCTTTGCTGCAGCATTAGCTACTCCAATACCCACACCAACATTACCATTTGGGTCAATAGTTAGAGCAGTATTTGTTATTCCGGTGGCATAATTATTGGAAGTGCCAAATAACAGATAACCACCGCCTCCAGTAACACTTACACCGATTCTACCTGCAAGCGAATTACCGGCTAAATTCTTAAAATCGATTCCTGCCAAATCATAATTTCCTCCGTTTAGTACGCCTAATCCCAAAGGTTGGGTCCCTGTAAAAGTAGTGGAATCCTTACCTTTAATTGAAAGCGTATTATTGTATGCTGCAGGATTATTATGCCCTATTCCTATTTTGTCAGTATTTGCAAATAGAGAAGTTACGGCACATGCATAAGTATTGGCTCCGGTACTAAAGGGTAGTACATCTGTGGGCTGTGTATTTTGTTTTTGTAATCCAGATATTGTTACGTCTGCCATACTAATTATTTAATCTATAAAAGCATAAATATTAGTAGTGAATAAAGATAGCCATCTTATCTATGAAGCATATACAAGCCCGGGAGTACCTGCGGTATCTGTTAATACTCAAGCTAAGCAAATAAGCACAGCTCCAGTAAGACCTCCTGCTCCTGCAGAAAATCAAGAAAAGAAAGAAGAAAAAAAAGAACAAAAAGTATCGCTAGAGGATATTAATACAGAAAGAAAAGCTATTCACGCAGCTTACGAAATAGTAGACGCAATTTATAAAACAGTAGATACCTTTCAGAGAGCAACAGATATAATCCAAACTATCGCTTCCGTCCACCGTAATGAGCGAAAGCGACAGCTTGGATTAAAGAAATAAATAAAAAATTACTTCTTTGCAGCCTTGCGGGCATTCTTTTCTTCTTGAACACCCTTGCGAGCTTCACGGGCAAACTTAATTACCTCCTGAAGAGCCTTACGGGCACGAGTGCCTGCGGCATTATTACCACCAGAAAACTTTTCGTATTCGGCAGTAAAGGTTGCAACGTGTTCTTGAAGTGTTAGAGGATTAATGTTTGACATATGTTAAAATTATTATAACTTGAACAAAAAGCAACTGGGAGTAAAATAAATATTATTATGACGGGCAGAAAAAAAATTACTGCCGACCAAATTCTTGACCTATATGATCAGGCCAAGAAAGAGAAAAAATTATCTAAAAAAGAAGAGATAATGAGAAAGGTAATATTTCTTTCTAGATATTTGAATGATTTTGTTCCTCTAGATAAAATCCCCCGGTAATATATCGGTTTTTTCTTTTTCTACTAATTTTAATGCTAGTTTTTGTATATCAGGTATATTGTCGTTAAATCTATAGCCTTCACATAAAGGACAAAAAATACTAATATATAAAACTATTGATTCACAGCATTCGCATATTTTATATAAATCGGCATTCTCTATTATTCTTTTAGCAGCTTTAAGTTTTTTTTCCCTGCTGCTCACATAAATATTTAGGTGACTAAGGATATAAAATCTATAAATGAAGCATATACAAGCCTAGGTATTAATAATACCGAACGCAATGAGGATTCTTATCTTTATGCTCCCAAGGATTATGCAACAGTTAGAACAGAAAACGAAGAAGCTGTTGTCTTACAACGACATGTTGCACGCGAATTGAATGATTTAGCTAAAAGATCTTCTCGCGGGTTAAAGGAAGATTACGCTTATATTGCAATTAATTTAAAAAGTGTAATGGAAAAAGTTTCGAAGCTTTTAAATCAGCTTTGATTTTTTAAATTTTATCTTTATAATTTATAGATGGCAGAAAATTTAAAGCTATCTTGGGATATTATAGAAAAAGACTGTCAGCTTTTGGCTTTAAAAATAGGACCTTGCGATGTAATTGTAGCGTTAGGTCGAGGTGGATTAGCTCCCGGGGTAATATTATCACATATACTAAAGACACCCCTCTTTAATTTTGGTATAACTAGCTATAGGGAGAAAAAATCAGAAGAACCGAAAGTATCACAAATACCTGGATTAAAATTTAATTCTGATTTTAGAAATAAAAGAGTAATAATTTTTGACGATTTGTCTGACAAAGGTAGTACATTAACTTTTGTAAAAGAATATTTTGATTTAAATGAATTTATAAATTATAAATTTGCTACTTTGTATATAAAAACTTCTACTAAATTTATTCCAAATTTTTATGTTAAAAATTTTGACGACAATATTTGGCTTGACTTTCCTTGGGAAGCCAGTAACATAGAATAAATATTAAACATACTTTATTTTTTAATTAAAGAGATTCTACTCTTTTAAATCTTATGAAACCACACAAAAAAATACAAAAGCTAGGATTACTGTTACCCATGTTTTTGCTGACTGCTACATCAGTCAGCATTACTTCATATGTAGAAAAGAGATTAGATATTAAAGATGTAAAGGCAGAATTAAAATCTGCAACGGCCTTAAAAGAAAAAGAATTAGCTAAAAAAATTCAAGTAAATACAAATGGAATTGTTTACAAGGATAATTTTATTCCTAAAACTGATAGTAAGGAATTTAAAATTTTAACAGTTCGGCTCACTGTTTATTGGGCTAGAGGTGGTGAAACAGACGGTGATAGTGCGCGTAAGAAAAGCTCTACTGGGTATACATTAAAGCAGGGTGAATCTATAGCTGTAGATCCGCGCATTATACCGTATACTAAAGAAGTTATTATACCTAATGTTGGTCTCGTAAAAGCTGTTGATACAGGTACTGCAGTAAAGGAAAAGCGTGCATCAGCAGGTAAGCTGCCGGTAATTGATGTATTTTTTGAAAACAAAAAAGATGCAATTCTGTTTGCAAATAGATATCCAAAGATAGTTAAAGTTGCTGTATTAAATTAAATAATTTAATGCATCCTGAATTAAGGCATCAGCTGTATGGTGGCGATATATCTGACTACTATAAAAAAATAGAACCTAAGGATATAAAGCAAGAAAATGAAGAATTAGCTGATATATATGCTAGTATAAGTAGAAAAAGACTTCTTAAAGAAGAGATAGATCTACCCCCTCAGCCTCCTGCTATCATACAGCAGGCTGTTGATTCTAAGTTAACATTCGATGAGATACTCTCTTTCATAAGGGAGCATGAAGGATATAGGCCCGGCGTTTATAAGGATTCACTAGGTGTACCAACAGTTGGCATTGGGTTTAATCTAATGAGACCAGATGCAAAAAAAATTGCTCAGCAAGCAGGGGTAGATTATGATAATATTTTTAATGGTAAAGAAAAACTAACAGATGAGCAAATAAAGGAAATATTTAAAATAACACTCTCTATTGCATATAAAGATGCTAAAACGTGGATTCCAAAATTTGACAGCTTACCTAAAAATATTAAATTAGGTATTTTAGACTTGTCTTTTAATATGGGGTTAAGCAGGCTTAGTAAATTTGTAAAGACTAAGGAATATATTTTAAATAACGATTTTAAAAAAGCAGCACAAGAATTACAAAATAGTAAATGGGCTACACAGGTTGGTAAACGGGCTAGAAGTGTTGTTAATCTTTTCTTAGCTTCTTAATCTTTTTTTTAGGTAGCTTAACTCTAAGTGTTTCCTGTTTACTTGGAAATGTATTAGCAATGTCACCCGAAGTCATACCCTGATCAGGTCCAGCGCTAACCGCCATTTGACTTTTTGGGTACACATTAAAATCTTCTAGCAGAGATTTTATTGCATTATCAAATTTCATTTGTTACAGCATTTAGATGATTTTAACTCATTTACTTCTTTTTGAAGCTCTTTTATAGCTTGAATGAGTAGAGGAATAATTGCTTCATAGTTTACACCCTTAAAGCCGTTGGGACGTATATCGACAGCATTGGGTAAAACTCTTTCTACGTCTTGTGCAATTAATCCATAAGAATCTTTATTTTGTAGATGCTGCGGAGCTTGATTGTTATACTTAAACTCACATCCTTTTAAATAAGAAATTTTCTCTAAAGCAAATCCTATAGGCTTTATATTATCTTTTATATGTTCATCTGATGGAGTATAATAAGCTACTATATCGTTAGTACAGTAAATAGATCCTTGTACAGAAGTATCCGATGTTATTGTTAAACCACCGGTAACCGTGGTATTACCAATGACATTTGTTATGCCCGTAATGTTGTTAATATTACCGGTAATATCATTTGTTAGCCCTGCACCATTAACTGAAAAATTACCATTTACTATAGTAGGTTTTTGTAAAGTTATACTCGTATTACCCGATATAGAAGGTGCATATAAGTTGCCCAAAACTCTTAAATCATTAGATACATACCCGGTGCCATTAATTGTCATGTTGCCGGCTGTATCTGTAGAGCCTTTAACTGAAAGACCTGCACTTAGATAAGCTCTACCTTCTGTTGTCAGACTGAAGAGATTTCTTACCGGTACATTAATAGTAAGACTAGGAGTAGGTGCTGGTGCTGCAACAAAATAATTTGTATCTAAAGAAATTTCGTTATCTACACTTACAGTAATTCCGTTGGTTCCTTGAATACCGGCATCCTGAATTATTGCTGAAAGGGGTATAGATGTAAGTGTTGATGTAGATGTTCTGCCAATAAATTGACTTGGACCAACAATAATATCAGTAGGCGTACCGGCAGTTGTGAGTACATTACCTTTTACAGAATAAGCAGGTGCGTTTGCAAAATGTTGATTTTGTACACCTCCATTTTTAATTCTTAATCCGCTCGAAACATCAGGCTTTTCTAGCGTTGCACCATCTACAACACCAAAATCTAGAAGCTCTTTTTTAATACCACCCTGCTTTATGTTAAGTACGTTATTAACTAACTGAAATTGATCATTATTAACTAAAACTATTGAATCATATTTTACTAAATCTGAAGTAAGAGGCGGAAAAGTGCTTACCGATGAAAGTGTATAAATGTTTCTAGTTGTCTTATCGTAAATAAAATCACCTGGAGCGGCCCCCGATGTTGTAAATGTTCTAATAGCTTCATAAGAAAAATTGTTTTGATAGGTTCCAAACAATACACTTACTGCTCCAAGGTTTTTACTTCCTACTGAAATTCCTCCAGCTGTACTACCATCACCTATATATAGTCTTTTTGTATCTGTACAAAATGCGGGCTCTCCAGAACTAAAAACGATACCAGTAGCGTTAGCTGTTCTTCTCTGTGAATCAGTTCCTTGTCTTACTAAAATTTTGGAAACTATGTCTGCCATATTTTTATATATTTATTAAATTTTGCATTTTAACAACGATAAATACTTATTGTGAACAAGTTATATTCTGCAGTATTAGCAGGAAAAAATACAATTAACGTTTTTGATGTTTTAAAGGGTATTAAGACTTATAGCCTTAATCTCGGTACAGCAGAAATAGTTAATGGCCCTATAGTTACACAAGATAAGATGACTATAGTAGTAAAAGAAAAAAATGGTATAATGAGAGGAAAGGTATATAGTTTACCTAAGGGAATCCTCTCTTACTCCTTTCAAGTAAAATGAAAAGACATACAACCTCTACTACATTAAAGAAGCTACAAGAAGAATTAAAAGAGGTTTATAAGGTTGTCTATCAAGGAAATGGTAAGCCGGCAATAGTAACGCAACTATCAGAACTTTCAGGCAAATTAAAATCACATCACGAACAGGTAGAAACAAAATTAGTCCATGTAAACGAAAAAATAGATGGGTTAGAAAGAGAAATAGAATTAAAATTTAAAAATATAGCCGACGTGGTTAACGAGAGATTTAATAGTATAGCTGTACAAATTACGAGTGAATTTGGCCGAAAAAGAGCTGAAAATACGCATATGTGGGGATTTAAGACCGCAGTAACCACCACTGTGCTTGCGTCTATCACTTCTATCTTTGTAGTTTTATTGACTGAATTGTTTAAGCATGTAAAGCTATTTTAATTTATAACCTATTGATTACGTAAACTATGTACGTATAATAGCTTTATGACATTGTTAAACGTAGGTCTTGCTGAAGAGCCTCTAGATGTAGATTCGTTTAATTATCTTTCAGATAGCAATTACCCTTTTACAATGCTAGGTTTTCAATTAAAAAATTCATACGATCAACAAAGACTTGTAATAAACGAAAATTTTAATCCTACTGACATCATTCATTTTGTTCCTAACGAGCCAATTCTTCCTAAATTTTTTAGAGGAATATCAATTAAAATAAGAGAAAAATATTTACCGTTAATTAGACAGCTTGATGCAGCAGGTCTTAGACCGGGTGCAAGCTTATCAAGAGATAGCTATAAGGCATTGCTCAAAGAATATAATTTAAAGTGTGATAACTGTTATGCATATCTAGATAAAGGAATTTATCCAATTGATAGTGAATTTTTAAATATAATTTCAGCAACTAATATTAAATACGAAAGTCTGTATGATAAAGTTTTATTTCATGAAAATAAATTTCAATCTTTTGCATATTTTACTATTTATGTTTTAAGTAATAAAAATTATTTAAAAACAACAACAAAAAATTTTCTTAAGGCGGCCATAGAAAAGTATAATTTTTAGTTATTTTTTTTGTTTTAGTAATAAATAATTTTTTATTTTTCGTAATATGAGCGCACAAACATTTGTTAAAAAACGTAACGGAGAGCTAGAGAAATTTAATATTGAAAAAATTAATAAAGTTATACGCTGGGCTACCGACGGTATATCTGGCGTTAGTTTGTCAGAAATAGAAATTAATGCTAAGTTAAACATAGTCGAGAATATTTCCACTAGAGACATACATCAGGTTTTAATAGAATCTGCTGCAAATTTAATTTCTTTAAGTAAACCTAACTATCAGTATGTTGCAGGTCGCTTACTGTGCTATCAGCTTAGAAAAGATGTGTGGGGCGGAAAACATGCTCCTAGATTGCTTGATGTAATAAATCTAGGCTTACGTAAAGAGATTTATGACCCAGTAATAATAGAAAAATATTCTGAAGATGAAATTAATAAAATTGGTGAATTCTTAGATCATGAAAGAGATTTTATATTTACATATTCTGGATTGAAACAATTATGTGACAAATATCTAGTAAAAAATAGAGTAACTAATAAAATTTTTGAAACGCCGCAGTTTGCATATATTTTAATTTCAATGTATGCTTTTATGAACTATGATAACGGTGAGCGTATAGAATTAGTAAGAAGATTTTATAATGCAATTTCTAGACATAAAATAAATTTACCTACTCCAGTTATGGCTGGTGTACGTACACTTTCACGTAATTATGCTAGTTGCTGTCTTATAGGTGTCGACGACACAAAAGAATCGATAACAGCATCTGGTACTGCAGTGTCGTTAGCAACAGCCAATAGATGTGGTATTGGTGTTGACGTGTCTAAGATAAGAGCTCTAGGATCTCCAATCGGTAATGGCGAAGTTGTACATACAGGGCTTATACCGTTTTTAAAAATATACGAAGCATCTGTAAAAGCATGGCAACAAAACGGATTACGCGGTGGATCCGCTACTATTAATGTTCAATGGTGGCATTATGAAATTGAAGACATTGTTGTTTTAAAAAATAATGCTGGTACTGATGATAATAGAGTCAGAAAGCTCGATTACACCGTTGGAATGTCTAAATTATTTTATGATAGGGTAATTAAGAATGAAACTGTTACTCTTTTTAGCCCCGGTGAAGTTCCTCATCTTTATAATGCATGGGGTACTTCTAAATTTAACAAAATTTACGAGGAGTGTGAAAACGATAGAAAAATAAAGTTTAAGAAAAAAGTTTCTGCTAGAAAATTATTTTCTTTAATAATTAAAGAAAGAGTGGAAACTGGTAGAATTTACGTTTTAAATGTTGATACCGCTAATGAACATACTTCTTGGTTAGATCAGGTTACAATGAGTAATCTTTGTACAGAAGTTATTCACCCTACTATACCAATTAAAGATTTTAATGACCCAGATGGTGAAATAGGCATGTGTATACTATCTGCCATAAATATGTTAGAAATCAGAGACTGGAAAGATCTAGAAAAAACTGTAGATTTAGTTGTTAGATTTTTGGATGAAATAATAGATATACAATATTATTTTAACAAAGCAGCAGAAAATTTTGCTAAAAAACGTAGGAGCTTAGGAATAGGTATAACTAATCTTGCAGCTTACCTTGCAAAAAATAATGCATCATATGAATCAAAGAATGCTTTAGTTTTAATGGATGAATGGATGGAACATTTTCAATATTATTTGTTAAAGTCTAGTCTTAATTTAGCAAAAGTAAAAGGTAAATGTGAAAAATTTAATGCAACAAAATATTCTAAAGGAATTTTACCAATAGACACTTACAAGAAAAAAATAGATTCTATTTATAAGAGAAAGCTAACACATAACTGGGAAGAATTAAGACAAGAAATAAAAAAACACGGATTAAGACATTCGACGTTATCTTGCTGTATGCCATGTGAATCGAGTTCTGTGATTCAAAGTTCTACCAATGGTGTTGAGCCCGTTCGTTCTTTAGTAACATATAAAATGTCAAAGATGGGAAAACTTCCCGTACTTGTACCGGGTATAGGTAAGTTTGATAATCATTACAATTTTGCGTTTGATTTTAAGGATAATACGGGAATCATAAATTTAAACGCCGTTATACAAAAATATATTGACATGGCTATATCAACGAATTTGTATTATAATTACAGTCATTATGAAAATAATGTATTACCAGATAGCAAGGTAATGAAAGAAATAATGTATGCTTATAGTCTAGGTTTAATATCTTTATACTATAATAATACAGATGATGGCGATAAAGAACAACTTATAACACAAAAAGAGAATAATGATTGCTCTAGCGGTGCTTGTAAGCTATAATATTACCTCCTTATGAAGTCTGTTTTAAATATAAAAAACATTGATCACACCAAACAGCCTCTTTTTTTTGGTGAAGATTTAAATTTACAGAGATACGATAAATTTAAATACCCTACGTTCTTTGAATTGTTTAAAAAACAGGAAGAATTTTTTTGGTGGCCTCATGAAATATCTCTTCAAAAAGATAGAGGAGATTATAGAGAGCTTAAAGGAGAAGAGCGGTTTGTATTTGATACAAACTTAAAATTTCAAACTTTAGGAGATTCAATGCTATCTAGAAGTATTCATTCTTTAAAAGATTATGTGAGCAACCCAGAACTAGAGATTTGCATGAATACATGGCAGCGGTTTGAAGGTATACATAGTTATAGTTATTCTTACCTCTTAAATAATGTACACCCGGACGCATCTAATTTTTTTGATAGTATAATGGAAGATAAAGATATTGTAAGTAGAGCAGAGTTAATTAGAAATAATTTTGATAAAATCTTAGGAGACGATACAAAGAAAGATTTAAAACAAAAAATATTTGATTGTATCTTATCCGTAAATGTTATGGAAGGGTTAGTATTTTATGTAAGCTTTGCCTGTAGTTTTTATTTTGGATATCGCGGTAAAATGGAAGGTAATGCAAAGATTATAAAATTTATTCAACGTGATGAAGCTCAGCATTTTGCAATTACACAAAATTTAATAAAAATTTTACGCGATGAAGATAAGGAAGGGTTTGCATCTATTGTTAAAAAAAGTGAAGATAAAATTTATGCATTCTACGAGCAAGCCGCAAAAAATGAAATTGAATGGGCGCAATATCTTTTTAGTAAAGGGTCATTACTAGGATTAAACGCTGAAGTTCTAGGAGGGTATTCTAAATGGTTGTGTGATAATCGGTTGCGTTCTTTAGGATATAAAAAGATATTTAATCAAAAAGAAAATCCAATTTCAGGATGGTTAGATAGTTATCTTGATTCAAGCAAAGTACAGGTTGCTCCACAAGAGACAGAAATCTCTACTTACAAGATAGGTGCAAGAGATACAAATATATCTGAAAGTGTTTTTGAAGATATTGAACTATGATTTATAGCCATACATTAAAAGAATTAACTGAAGAAGAATTATCTGTTTTATTTTTTATTTGTGAAAGGTTTCTTGCATGTATCGGTTTAGAAATAAAATATGATTATTTAAAAATGCTTAGATTAGATGTTGTTTTAAGAATGATAGATGTACTTAAAGCTCAAGCATTAGACGATAAAAAAATTATATTTGATAATTTAAAAAATAAGCTCGCTCAACAATAAATAAATTTTAGAAGGAGCAACTGTACGACGTACACTAGGGGTGGGTTGGTGGGAACCTTGAATTTATTGCAAGGTTACTAGTGTAAGAATAAATATTGTAGTAATGGATTCACTGTCATCTACAAGTTTAGAATTAAAAAATACCGATCTTTATAAAAGATTTCTTCAAGAAAGAGAAGAGATTTTAAGAAATAAATGGTATATGTCTGAGCGGTCTGGACATGATGTGGGGTTTGAGAGAGCCTTAATGGATTGGGTTACACATCATAGAACTGATTGGCTTAACAAAAAATAATTATTTCTTGTAATTTGCAACTACTTCTGAATTTAGTGGGGCTAGCTTGCCAGATATTTTTTCTCTAGTCTGTGCATTAGTATTTGTAAGAGTAGAAGGTAATCCTTTAAACATGTGCGAGTGTTTTTCTACGTAAATACTATCTCTATCACGACCGGAACCATACACGACTATAGGCATTTGCATGGGATCTTTACCACCAGCGCCTGTATCTGCACCCTTAATACTGCCTCTAACTGTACCGCCTGCAAGATCTGCATTACCACCCGGTCCTGATCCATATACTGGCGTGTCCTTAGAGTTGGTAGAGCTACCTGTACTAGATGCTTTTACCGATACATCTGTATCTGTTGCAATATTTGTAGAGCAATAGATGGGAATGTTTACTGTAGAGGAACACGCACCACCGGTTGATGGTGCAATTATAGATGCAATGTCTGTTTGCTTTATATAGCCTATAATTTGCCCAGATTTTAAATAACCTATATTTTCATCTTTTTTAAGCCGACCAGCGACTACTGATGCATCAGTATAGCCTAAGTAAGGTGCTCCGGTATCTTTTTTAGTGTTTTCTTTAAATGATTTATCCTTAGCATTTTTAACAGTAGCATAATTTGATAGAGGAACAGCAAATCCAATTATTTTACCATTCATATTACTCTCATCTGTTGTAGCTGCAGCAAATACATTTGTCTCCTCCGTAGCCTGTACTTCAGTAGGCATAGTAATGTGGTTAGCAGTAAACTCACCTTCTACGTGCAGACCGCCCGCTACTATTAAATTATTTGTAATTCCTAATGACCCCTCTACAACTACTTGCTCTTTGTTTCTTTGCCTCAAGCTTATGATATCTGCAACTAGAGATAATCGACGACCACCATCAATATTGGTTTCTAGTTCACTACCTATATTTACTTGCTTGCCTGCAATGTTAGTAAGAGATCCACTAATGTTAACTGGTCCGTAAGATTTAAGATTTAAGCCTCCAGCTCCAACCATTACATTATATCTATTACAAACGTTTAGAGTATAATTACCACCAGGCAGATCATCTACATGTACTAGCTCTACGAGGGGTGAAGGTTTTCTATTATAAAATGTTCCGTATTTACCCACCTGTACATCTGAGATATACATTTTACCTTTCATATCTACTCTTATGCTACCAAAATCGTTCATTACTGTGCCGATCGTTTCTATTTTATGTTTTGTAATTTCTATAATCTCACTACCCCCTAGACCCATATCTTTTTCTATTTTAGCAAGATCTTGTATTTTACTTTTAATTAAATTATTTAAATTTTGTTTTTTAGGATCGGGTGGCCAATTACCACCAAGTGAACTAGGGCTTTTTCCTGTTCCACCGCATGCAGGGCAAGTAACCCCAAATATAGTTCCTGGTTTATTAGGATCAGAAGAACCATCACCTGAATTACCTAAAACCTGTGTAGGGGGACCAAATTGAGGTGCGCCTAGTGAGCCGACAAAGTCTAAGCTACCCATTATACCATCTGGTGTTAGCGTATTACCAAATATATAATTACCACCGCTATCAGCTAGACTTGGAAAAAGCTTTAAATTAAAATTATTACTATATGAATTATTAACTGAAAAATAAGAGTTTATATTTTTATTACACACAGGGCAGTTATCAAACCCACCAGAAGCTTGTGTTTGAAGCGGTGACGTTAAGAGCATGCCATTTTCAGAAACCGCTTTTTCTGCTCTTTGAATATCAAATAATTGTTTTACATCAGCTATTTCTTGAACTATAGATTTCCATTGTAAATGTAAATTTCTATTTAAATCTCCTATTTTTCTATACACATCTCCTTTAGTAACGTTATCGTAATCCAGTTGTGTATACTCGTTTCTGGAACCTCTTACAGTTAAAAATTGATCATTTAAAACTAATTTTTGATCATTATTAGTAGCTAATTCTGTATTAGTAAAATTATTAAACTCTTTAAATGAACCAGAATAATGTGTTAGTTTTAAAGCTTCTCTATTATCAGTATTTACAAATGATATAGTACCGCCTTTTTGATTAATTACATATTTATTCCTATAAGTTTCAACATTAATATCGTATTCTTGACTAGAAACAGAGCTTCTATTTTCATAAGCACCGGGGTAATCTACACCCGGGCTTTTTGCTGCAGATAGTTCTATTGCATTAGTAGTAGGAATATTTGAAATACTTTTCCAATCTTCGGTACCAAATGCTGCAGCAAAAACAATAGGCTTAAGAGCATCACCATTATGAAAAAATACCCACACGTGAGAACCTACGTTTAAAAGAGGAAAAGAACCACGCGCGCAGTTACTATAGCATTCTGGTGTATAATTATAGCTAAATTTATTAGCATTATTAACATTTGTTTCTGCTGGAACGCTGAACGCATCTTTCAGCTTGTAGTAGGATATATCAAATATATTACCTGGCTTTTCACCTATGTTGTCAAGATTTGGAGAAAAATAATCTAATTTTGAAACATCTATCTCGCTGTTTTGTGTATTAGAAATAGAACCGCTTAAGCTACTCGAATCACTAATTGTTCCAATATTTTTATAAGCATTAAATCTACCGCTACTACTTTCACCTGCCAGCGGTGCTGCAATTTCTGCCCATGGTAGAATTTTCTTTAAATCATCCGTTACATCTGTTATATCGCTACCTACGTTTTTACCTATAAATTTAAATTTCTTGTCTTTTACAGCTTCATTCCATTTCTTATAAACAGTTGGAGAGATATGTGGTACAAACACCTTAACTCTGCCCCTTTTATCAGGATCATTATTTTGAACTACAATACCTAGATAATGACCATAGTATTTTGGATACTTCATGTTGATATAGTATTATTTACATTTATAATATAATTATGCTATTGAAAGTATCTCATGAATCTCCTATTTCATTATTAGAACAATCAAGAAAATATAATGATTTTGACTATGCATTAGTTCATCTTTTTCAAAAATATCCAGAATATTATAATTTTTTTAAAGCCTCCAAAAATACATATAACAGAGAAGTATTGCTCGATAATTCAATATTTGAGCTTGGAAAAGCTTTTGATCCGCAAATGTTTTATCAAGCCGCAAAAGATCTTGAGCCTAGTATGTTTATTGTTCCAGATGTTTTGGAAAATTCGCAAGAAACGATGGTGAGTTTTTTAAGCTTTAGAGATAAAGCTAAGGATTTAAAATCATCATTTCAGACTAAAGCTATTGGAGCAGTACAGGGTAAGACATGGCAAGAATTAAAAAACTGTTATCGTTTTATGTCATTTGATGCTGACATGGTAGCTATAAGTTTTGATTTTAGTTATTATCAAACAATAGGTGAGGGTAATACTGAGCTAGAAAGGTTTTGTTCAGGACGACAGAGATTTATTACAGATTTAATTGAATCAGGGTTATGGGAATGGAATAAGCCTCATCATTTATTAGGCTGCTCTCTTGCAAAAGAGTTTAGATTTTATGTTGATAAAAATGTATATAATATTGTAAGTTGTGATACGAGTAACCCTGTAGTCGCAGCTATTCATAATATGCGTTATGATGCAGAATACGGTCTACAGACTAAACCTAAGACAAAATTAGCAGATTTAATAGAGCATCAATTTACACCAGATCAATTGGAAATTTTAAATTATAATGTTAAAATGTTTAAGCGCATTTTATATAGATGAGACCTTGGGTAGCGTTTTTTTCACAGACCGGTACAGAAATTAATAATCTCTGTAAAGCCTTAGAAGTTTATCCTGATGCTATCGTTACTAATAAAATTACAACGGATAATGTAAATAAAGATTTGCTTCGTACAACTACTTTTAGAGAGCATAAACTCAATCAAACTATATGGTATATGTTACCTCTAAAACCTTCTTTAGAAGATTATACAGAAGTATTATCTAAATTTAAAAATCCAGTTATAACTTTACACGGCTATTTACGTATTGTTCCAAAAGAAATATGTGAAAAATATGAAATATATAATCTACACCCCGGGCTTATTGACAAGTACCCGTCTCTAAAAGGGTTTAATCCTCAGGAGAGAGCGTTTGTAAATGGCTATAAATTAGCTGGTTGCGTTATTCATAAAGTAGTGCCTGAAGTTGATGAGGGTGAAATTATGATGAGTCAAGGGGTATCGATAGAGAGTAAAACATTAAATGAAGTCTATAATATTTTACATGACGTTGCATTTGATTTGTGGAAAAGCTTTTTTAAAGCATATAATATTTTAAATCGCTAGTATGGACATTTCTCTGCATTACGAAAACGTTTTTCTTAAGCCTAATTTTAATTCGGTTAAGACGAGGGCAGAAATTAGTACAGAGGTAAAGTTTTTAGATAAAAATTTTCGTCTTCCAGTTATCCCAGCAAATATGAAATGCTGCATAGATTTTGATATTTGTCAAGCGTTAGATTCGAAATATTACTTTTATGTTATGCATCGGTTTGATCACGATATTTTTGCGTTTGTAAGAGATGCAAATGAAGCTTTTTTCAATTATGTATCTATAAGTGTAGGGATACAGGAAAAAGATAAAGCGTTAATTGACAATATATCTCGACATAAATTAAGAGTAAATTTTATTACAATTGATGTGGCTCATGGGCATCATGCTAAAGTTGCTGACCAAGTAAAGTTTATTAAAAATAAACTACCTGAAACAAAGATAATAGCTGGTAATGTAGCTACACGTAAAGGTGTTGAATATCTTGCCCTTGCAGGTGCTGATGCAGTTAAAGTTGGTATCGGTGGTGGTCATGCATGTACTACTAAAGACAAAACCGGGTTTACATATCCTATGTTTAGCTGCGTTATGGAGTGTGCAAATAATTATAATTCAGATATTGATGTACCTATTATTGCAGACGGTGGAGTTCGCTGCAACGGTGATATAGCTAAAGCGCTAGTCGCTGGGGCTAGTATGGTTATGTGCGGATCTATATTTGCTGCTTGTACGGATAGCCCTGCACCGGTTGTAAAAGATACTAACGGGAGACGGTATAAACAGTATTACGGTTCTGCTAGTATACATAATAAGATTGATAAAAAGAACATAGAAGGTACAATGAAGCTTATGGAAACCGATTCATTTACTTACGATGAAAAGCTATTAGAAATAACTCAAGATCTTCAGAGCGCAATCAGCTATGCTGGGGGTTGCAATTTAAATGCTCTTAATTTAAATAAGATTGGTTACGGAGTAAGAATTTGAACCCGGAAGATTATATTAAAAGTGTAGAGTCTACGTATCCTGAGACTTGCGAGGAATTTAAAAAGATTCAAAAAGAGCAATACGAAACATTCTGTAAGAAGCAATTTGATTACGGGCCGCACAACATAAGCCTGGGATCTGATTTACACAAGAAAGAAGATATTATTGCCTCTATTTCTGCAATCGTAGTTCGACTTAACGATAAAATTCAGCGTTTAATTAATTTAGTATTGCGTAAGAAGACGTTTGAATCTGCTAATGAGCCTATCTTTGATGCATTTAGTGATACATCGGTATACTGTATAATTGCTGAAATTGTGAAAAGAAAAAAGTGGTGTAAATAGCTTGATTAATAATAAAAAGTCATTTATACTATAGTATGTCTTTATTAGATATTTTTCGAAAAAAGAATGATGAAGTCAAGAGATTGAAGATTCTTTTGGCTGAGCTTGAGCAAGAAAATAAAGTATTTTTAGAAGAAATAAAGATATTAAAAAATCTTTTATTTGGTGTTGATTGGAATAAGAAATGAATATTACGTTTACAGGTCCTCAGTGCTCTGGTAAAACGACATTGCTTAAGACAATGAGAAGCAGTGGAGGTATATTTGATAAATTCTTTTATATTAACGAAGTTACTAGGAAAATAAGAGATGAATGTAACGTACCGATTAATGAAGAGGGTGCAAGTGATGTAACACAGCTTTTAATAATAAACGAGGAACTAAAGAATTTGTTTACATGCGGTAGTATGGGTGGATGGTGTAAGGGTACTGTACATGATAGATGTTTACTAGATGGGTTAGTGTATACAGAATACTTTTTTGAAAAGGGACGGGTTTCAAGATTATCATACGATCAAGCGAAAAATTATTGGCATAATTTTTTTACTAAGTATGATATTATATTTTATCCGAATCCTCATGAGATTAATTTAGTTAGCGATGGTGAGAGGAGTATTGATATAGAGTTTAGAGATGCAATTATCGATAAGTATGAAAATTATTATCTTAATCAACACCCATGGAGAGAAAGAGTAGTGTTTTTAAAAGGAACAGTTGAAGAACGAATGGAACAGATTAAAATTAAACTACATGAACAAGGTATTAGATAATAGTAACATTTCAAAGCATTTAGGTAAGGTAACTGGTTATAAGTCGACTTACGACCCTTCTCTGTTAGTCCGTGAACCAAGAATTAATAATAGAAAGCATTTAGATATAACTGATGAAAACGCCCCGTTTGGTGGTTATGATATTTGGAATGCATATGAAGTATCGTGCCTGACTGCAGAAGGAATGCCTATAGCCGCTATAGCTAAAATTGTTTATCCTTGTAAAAACCATTATATAGTTGAATCAAAATCTATTAAGCTATATATGAATTCTTTTAACATGCAAGTATTTAAAGGTAATATGATTCAAGTTTTAAATGAATTGCAAAATACAATTGCAAGAGATCTATCTAATCTTTTGGAAACAGATGTGAAGGTCTATGTAAGATCTGCTGCAGCAGTATCGGATGATTTGTATTATCCCCCGGTGTTTTCGAATAAAGACTACCCTACATTAGAAAATAATATTGATGTTACAATGATACAATCTAAATCATATACTGAGGATCCTTCTATTTTATCTGCAATAAAGATCCCTGAATCTAGAGTACAAAGATTTCATTCTGCTTTATTAAAAAGTAATTGTAGGGTAACTTCACAACCTGATTGGGGCGATGTTTATATTCATTATAAAGGAAAGTATGAGATTAATCAGACATCTCTTTTACAGTATATTGTCTCATTTAGAGATGAATGTCATTTTCATGAAGAGATTTGTGAGACAATTTATATGCGGTTGTTTAGATTGTTTAAACCAGAAGAGCTTGTAGTAAGTTGTCTATATGTAAGACGTGGTGGTATCGATATTAATCCAACAAGAGCTAGTAACTATAGCTTATTAGATACGGCTTTAATAGACGAGTTTAAGTATTTTACTAAGACGGTAAGACAGTAATTATAGTCCGCCGTTTTCCTGACCCCACTTACGAAGTTTTTCTGGCCCAACAGAATCAAAGCCGTTAGAAGTTAAAGTTTGGGCATTCGGTGTAGCTAGAGCTAGTGTAAATGTTGAAGAAGTACCGTCTTTTAACTGTAAAGCAAATACAGTTCCATCATAAGCATCGTCTGCTCTAAATACTGTTTTAATATTATTAGCAGTTACAGAGTAAAGAGTTGTTGTTCCTGCTAAAGGAGATACAGCATTAAAAAGTAATCCGACTGCGTTACTTCCTAGCGTCCAAATATCTACTCCGTTAGATGTAAGCGAAAGATTTAAAGATACTGGAAATGTAGCTGTTGGGTCGACTACTGTGTTTAAAAATACTAATGATGCCATACAAATATTTATTCTTCGCATGTGAGTTTTTTTATATCTGCTCAAAAAAAAAGGGCCCCGCAAGAGGCCCTTTTTTAAATTTCCTAGGACTTACTAGGTGAAAATGTTTTCTTTTTTCTTAACCGATGTACTTCAATTAGAAGTAAACCGACTGAGTTCCCGGGGTAAACGCAGTACCGAGATTCTTCAGAATAATTACGTGGTAGTAAAGATTAGCTCCGAAGATGTTATCTACAACGCCATAACGGGTTAATAGACCAACACGAGGGGAGAAATCGTTAGGACCAATAGTTCTCTGAACCATTACCGGAATATACGGACAATAGATGATACCAGTGTCGTAGAATTCAGGTCCCTTGTAACCAAGGAGGGCGTACTCTAAGCGAATCGAGCGTGTAGCACCAGCAGGGAAATTACCTGTGGATGCTTCAGCTTGAGCTTCAGTACGTGTATCGCGATAAACGTTAAACCTGCCACCCAGCGAGCCTACTTTTGCAACACCGACGGGCTGTGTATTGACATTGCCCTGGACTGGTGCCCACTGAAACTCAGGGAGCATTTCCAAGATTGCGCAAACGCGAGGTGTAGCAACAACGAAGTTGGCAGCACCACGACGATTACGAACAGCAATACGATTAGCCTCAACGATTAGTCTCTGATAGAAGTCACGATTACGCTCAACGAGCCAGCGGCCGTCTGCGGAGACAGGGCTCCATACGGAGTAACCTGTGCCGTATCCGGCGTTTAGAGCTGTCTGGATCATGCGAATAATCATTTCACGATCGATTTCGGCCTGCAACTCATAAGACATTGCGTTTGTGAGTTCGGTATCGATATCGATGCCATTCATATTCTTAAGATCCTGCTCTAATTCTACTGACCAACGAGCGGATAACCTACGAGTACCAGCTTCAACAGCTGTCTTTTCGAAAGAAACGACAATCTGAGGAATCTTTGATGTTAACTCAAAGTTAGCTAGTAACTGAGCAACACCCTGGTCCTGACCAAGAATTTCAAAGTCACTTCCGGTACCTAGACCCGAAAGGGCCGAGGCGGACTGACCTGTGTATCTTGTGTCGAGGTACTGATAGCCAAGTTCTGCACCATCGGCTTTGTTTGTCCAGCCACTGGTAGGACCAGAGACGTTTGGAGCAGCATCACCGCTGTTAACTTGAGAACCTAAAGCATCAGCTTCGTACTTATAACGGAGGGCAAAAGCGAGACCTACTGGACCGCTCATGGGCTGAACGCCAACGATTTCGTTGGTGATCAACTCAGGGAACGTACGGCGAATCATCGGAATTAGAATCTTAGGAAGACGAGTGTCGTTAGGAGCGTAAGTATCGTTAGGGGAACCGGGGAATACTCCACCTGTACCACCAACATTAGGTAGCCCAGCGCCTGCCTGATTAAAGACAGAGCTGGAACCACCGGCGATATTACTAGCTTCGAAACACCACTTCTCCTGGTTTTCCAAGAGGATGGCGGTATTTAAACGAGTATGATCATCTTCGATTGCGCGGACATTGTCCGAAGTGTAATCCAATACTGGACCCCACTTCTCGAGCAATACCTTAGCGCGAGATTCATCGATGTAAGCCTGTGTAGGACGAATTTGTTTAGCCATTTATAAATCCTTAACAAATAATATGTCGACCAATTTTATAACTATTCAGAGTACTAGACTCTTAACAAAATCTAAAAAATTAATATTTCTTAAGCTCGCTAAGATAAGCGCCAAAAGAACGATCGTCTTCAACAGATTCAGAAGTTGTAACTGATTCCTCAATTACAGGACGATCAACATGAGCTGTAACTGTTTCAGCTACAGCTTCAGACTTTAGATTTGCAAGCCTCTCCTCTTCTGTTTTTTCAAAAAGCTTTAATGTATAATCAAAATTCTCTTTGATAAATTCTACGGACTTACTTCCAAGCATCTTCTTCATGTATGTCTTTTTATCTTCACTTAGATCGGTTATCTTTGTTTCGAGTAAAAGAGAGGCAGCCATTTTCTTATTCTCTTCAGTAAGTTTTGCAACAGTAGAGGTTGCGGCTTCAAGCTGACTAGCAGCTTCATCTATTTTCTTCTTGCCTTCGATAACTGCATCACGAATAGTATCTTTCGACAATGCCATATCTACGGCTAGAGAAGAGCGAAGACTTTCAAGAAGAGCAACTGCTTTCTTGTTCTTCACAGCTTCCTTTATATCAGCTAAAGGAAGTTTTTCTTCGAGATATAAATCAAGATATTTGCTAACTTGATCTACAATATTCTCTTTGAAATTTTTAGCCTCTTCATTAAGAGCTTTTTGATACTTTTCAACAACTGTTTTTAATTTAGCAGCACGGTCTGCATCAATAGCTTCAACAACTTTTTTAAGCTTATTGGTGTGATCAGTATCGATAGCTTCTACTAATGTTTCTAGCTTCTTGGAATAATCAGCATCTTGTTCAGAAAGAGCTTTTTCTACGTGAATCTGTACTCTTTCATTTACTGTGCTATCAAAAGCAGCTTCAATTTCCTTAAGAACATCCTCAGTAAGGATATCCTTTGTAGCTTCTCTCAGTATCTTTGTGATGTTGTTTTCCATAAATTAAAAAAGTTTTTCTTTTAGAGCATCACCGATTTTAGCTTTTAACTTATAATCGACAATGTTCTGTAAATATTTATTAGCCTCAGAATAATTTTTTTGAGAAATAGACTTAATAAAGTTAATTAATTCATGATTCTCATTAACTTGTTTTTTGTTAGCTTTTTTCTTTAAGTCTTTTTTGGCCATATTATTATTTATTATTAAACAAGTATATTTTCCATTTTTTTATGACGTCTTTAAAAACTTAAAAAACGTCAAAATCTGTTCTTTTAAAAAACCTTGTACGTCTTTACGAGGTAGATTAGATATTGAGTTTTCTAACCTATCAAAAACTTCTTCAAGCTTACCATTAGATGCAACTAAAAATTGTTTGCTCTCTAAAATACCGTTTACAAAGGCAGTAGGGCACGACGGATCAGCGACGCAATCAATAGCTACTAACCTCATATCAGTTACGCGGTTAACGCCACCAGTTTCTTCGTTTAACTTACCTAGTGCGCGACTAGACATTCCTACTTTAACCCCGTCATTAATTAAAGAGCGAACAAGCTGTCCCATAGGAGTAGAGAGCACTTGCGATTTACCATATACAATATTACCTTCCATTTTTAAATTTGTAACCATATGACAAGCTCTTTCAAGATTTACTTCTGCAGAAGCAGGGTGATTTAATTCGCCCATAGCGCGCTTTGTATTAACCATTTCTTTAATATATCGGCTAACTTCACGCTCCATATCAGTCTTTTCATAAACGCGTTGATTGCGATTAACCTCGTTACACATCATGTAAGGACCTTGAATATGAAGCTTAGCTGGTTCTTTCGGATTTTTTTCCTCTAGAATATATTCAAACTGCTCTTCTGGAGCAGGTGTTTCTACGAGTAGACGAAAGGACATATAATTATTTATTTAATTTAACCATTATTTTTTACCTATTAAAATAAACTAACCCTGTACCTGAATAATGTCCGTATTCTGTAATATCTTCTTTATCATGTGTAATTGAATCCCAGAATTCAATCATACGTGTATTTAGCTTTATATCATCTAATATTAGTATACCATTAAAGTTGTTTTCAATCAAAAAATTATATATTATTTTTTCCTGTATACCATCATGTGGATCAACGTCGAGAAATATAATGTCTGTGTTTTTTAATTCTTCTTTATCTTCTAAAATATTTTTTTGTCTAAAAGTAATATTTTTAATTTCTAAAATAGAAGGAGAAATATTTTTTAAAAAATTTTCTAAATCATAAGTTAAAACTTTATTTGTTTTATTAGAGCTTAAGCTTAAAGCACTCCAGCCGTAGTGTGTGCCTATATCAATTATTTTTTTATTATTAAATGTATTTGAAATATGAGTTAATAATCTATAATGAGCTCTTCCTGCAGGAGCAAGGTAATCTATATCGCTAGATCCGTTTGCATATTTTAAAGAGTTAGAGAGATCTAAATTATTAAGCTCTTCGATATTTAGCTTCACCTATCTACTTAATCCCAGCTCTTTCTCAGTCAATATTAAAAAGGAGTAACTTCTAGCATCGCACCATTTTTTTGCTGCTGTCCATTTAGCTTGGTTTTGAATATATCTAGCCGTTTCATATAATATAGTAGATTGACGTTTTTTTCCGGGTACAGGCTTTACTGTTTGAGAGCTGGGCTTGATTTCAACAATATATTTTTTAATTTTTTCTCCTTCTTTTAAAGCAATAACACCATCAGTAAAATATCTATGTGCTTTACCGTCTACGGGGTTTATGTAAGGTATAACTATTGCTTCAGATGCCCATTCTAATACATTTGTATTCTCATCGCACCATCTAAAAAATCTAAGCTCCCATCCTGACCTATAGACGGGTAATGACTTACCAATATATTTTTTTAGATTTTTTGGTCTAAAAATACCTTGTCTAAATTTATCAGAACTATTTAGAGGTATCATTATCCAACAAAGAAAGAAGGTGGTGAAGCATCACCAAACCCGGGTGCACCTTCGAATAGCTTTTTTTCTAGCTCTTCTTTTTCTCTTAATCCTTGAGTTAGTAAATCATTATAATTAATTTGACCACCACCAAACATTGTGGTACCGGTGTACTTGCCTCTTACATTACCTATGGCAATCTTAGATAATGCAAGGGCATATTGATATACCCAAGGCTCTTTTATAATATCTCTTAAACGCCTTTCAACATAGCAATTTACTACCCCATAAAACCTTGATCCTGATCCCGGTGTTCTAGGAGGTGGGTACATAGTTAAATATTGTGTTCTATCATCAAATTGAATATATCGTCTAATTGCTAAAAGTTTTTCCCTATCTTTTAACCAATTTTTTAAAACGTACCAGCTTATTAAATCAAACCCATAATTACCCATTGCATAGCTAAAATATGTTTGTTGAGCAAGCGTTTGCTCAATGGTAAATAGAGTATTAACACCAGTACTAGTACCCTCTTCAAAATCTATTACATCAATAACTTTTCTATAATCCATAATATCATAATCAAAACTGTTAACAAATTTCTGTTCTTGAGAATTAGAAGGGGCAAAATTAATAGCTAATGTACCATCAAAATTAATAACACTTAGATATTTTGTTTCAGTTAATATTTGATTCTTAAAAATACCATCTTTATATTCGGAAGATAGAAGAGGCGATGTTGAGAATGTACTTGCAGGTAATGAATTATTTGCAACATAGACTGTTGAAGCTGTAGTTATAGTTTTATTAAAATAAGGAGTTACTGTATAGAGCTGATCTAATCTAACACCTACATTATCTATGTAAAGATTTGAATCAAAAACTAAAATTTCTTCTGTATAGCCGGCAAATTTTGAAAACATCTCACATGCAATAGAAATATTTTCAAACAATTGATCATGATGTATTTCTAAATTAATTAAAGGTGCGCCCATAGCGCGTACTATTCTATCTCCAAGTCTAGTAAATGTATCTATCTTACTAGCTAGATTAGTACTCTGAAACGCTGTTATTGGTGTTACTTCTAAACAGTCCATATCTATTATTTATATCAATAGAATATATTATTAAGCTGTTGGCGCGCCAGGAGCAGCTGCTGCACCGCCTGCAGCACCACCCTCGGCGCCAGCGGGCCCTCCGCCTTCAGCACCGGTAGCTCCGCCTGCCGGCCCAGGAGCAGGGCCAAATTGAGGAGGTAGTGCAGAACCACCTCCACCACCTCCGCCACCACCACCAGCTTCACCCGCTCCACCGCCTTGACCAGGCGCAACTGCTCCAAGCTCTCTCCAGTTTGGACCACCATTAGTAATTTGGTCTAATTCCCAAAGTAATTCTCTATCCTTACGTAGAAACTCTCTATTAGCCATCATATCTGTTTCCGACCATCCAAGATATTTCTTTTGTGCAAATGTCTTAGAAACTAGATCACTTTGAGTAATGCTATTAAAGTTTTCTGCTTTAAGCTGGAACTTTTGATTTTCTCTTAACTCATAGAAGTTAGTAGGTACATTAAATACAAGCTCAAAATCTGTTTCTTTTAATTTTAATTCATCCCAGAATTTTTTAAGTTTGAGATGTGTAATAAAACCTGGCTTTAAACCTGCAGCAAATCTTTGTTGTAAGCGAATAATAAACCTTGCAAATTTTAATTCTTCGCGAAGAATGTCAGTTCCGTCCTTAAAGACGTCTTCGACATTTAAGCGCGTAACAGGTACTTTTAGCGACTTATATAGTTTTTGTACAAAATACATTAAGTCGGTAAGCTCACCTAAATTTTGACCGCCAGGTAATTGTTGTACTTCTGTTCCTGTACTACCTGTTCTTTTAGCAAACCAAAAACTATCCAACATAGATTGAGGATTAAATTTTTGTACTGTTGCGCCTTGATCGGCATCATATGTTCTACGAGACCAATAATTTTGCATAAGCTTCTTTAGATAAGCTTCTGCTTTTGGTGGCGGCATATTACCCACATCAACGTTAAATACTAAACGCTCTGGTGCACGTACTAAGCGATAAATTACGATAGAATCTTCTATAAGAGAAAGTTGTCTGTATGCACGTCGTGCATTTTCAATGAACGGAAGCCGAATTGTTTTAGTCTCATTCCATATGCCTGAATTGATATAGGATACTTGATTAATGTCGAGAGGAACTAGCTCGACTTTAGCTACTTTACCAGGGTTTTTAGGGTCATAAATATTTTTTCTTAGTAAATATCCACGGACAATTTGATTTTGTACATTTTCAAAAACCGGATCAATAATATCTGAAGGTACTAATACAACACCTAAAATACCTTCTTGAGGATACTTTTTATGAACTATATGTTCAAAATATACTTCTGCATCAACTAGAAGCTGTCTCAAGTATTCCCACCCTTTATTTTCTAGATCAAAAAAACCTATATATTTTTGAAATTCTTTTCTTATTTTTTCTTCCTGTTCATCCGATAGACCAGAGGACTTAAATTTTAATTTTACAATATTACCGTTATCATCTACATTTATAAACTCATCACATATTTCATCTAGCGCGTCTGCTACTTCAGAAAAAGCAGCCATCACTCTGTAATCAACTAACCTACGACCTTTATCCGGCTGTATATTGGCATACATGAAATTATGATAGTCTTTGTTCTGTACAACATTCGCGTATAAATCATCTGTAAATGTTAAAGATGATGAAATTGATTGACGTGATAATGCCTCATCTCGTTTTGTACCTTTATCATAGAATTCCTCATACTTTGGATTTAAAGCTTTAATTTTATCTTGAACACTAACAGACTGGTAGGGAAGCTTAGACGAAATAAACTTCATTAAATCTCTACCGAACGTACTTTCCCTATTTGGATCAGCCATATGATATATTATTTATAATACATTAAGCAAACTTAAACTAATATTATATGTATTCTATATTAATGTATTCTATACCTGTTAGTTCAGGATTACCTTTTAAAAGTATAGATTCTTTTTCATTTATTAAATTAGTACTTACAGGGTACATGTATGTATCTCCGGATAAAGATTCGTAATCAGTTACTATTCTAGAATTGTAGAAATTAGCATTTATAGTATAAATGTTGCCTGCAGGGTTAGATGCATACGGAAATAACCAACCCTTAATAGTAAATGCTGTATCACCGACTATTCTATATTTTTCATTAGCATTTATATCCGTAGGATAGGAAAGAGTTATACCACCATCCCATAGAACTTCACTTCTAATTTCTTGAGGTACTGAATTGCCTAGAATATCTTTCGGTACTTTCCACGACAGTATGATGTAAGGATTACTGTAAGGTACAAAATTAGATATAATTTGATCCATATCAGTTTGAAATTTTGTTAATATTGACATGTTAATTTGAATATTAACAGGCACCGGGGTTCTATAAAATTGTGATATTAGCTTGGTGTCTGTTTCACTTAGACCTCGAGAGACATAAAAACCTGCAAGTTTATTAAAAACTCTAGTTTCATCGCGACTTACGCTATTAATATTAATAGCTATTACAGGTACAGTTAAATTTTGAGCTTTATTAACTAAATCATATATTACTCTTTGCTTTGGAGCATAAACATATCTTACTTGTACCTTTTGTTGTGCACTCCTATTATTATCAAATCTTTTAATAATAATATCATCAAAAGCTGCTACAAATTGTGTAAGCAGATCTTTTATCTCAAAGTGAAACGTCTCATTCTTCACTTAATTATTTATTAACATATACGGTCAATAAAGTATTTTGGAAGCTTAGATTTTACACGCTTTAATGTATTAGAAGCGTTTCCATCCAAAATATATGTCGTAGAGAAGTCATCTTTACTTCGTGTTGCTCTTCCACACGCCTGTACTAGTGCGTTAAGCATTTTATTTTCATACCAATTTTTATCTACCTCAAAAAGCTTTTTAATATATTTTGAAGAAAGAGGTGGAAACGGAAGTTTAATTACAATTTGAAAGCGCGCTAAATGATCTTTTAGATCAACCCCAAATGCAAGGGAAGGTGATACTAGGATAGTTGGCTCGTCTGTACTAAAATGTTCTTTTAAGATGTTTTCATTATTAGCCTGTTCATCACGAAATAAAAATCTTTTATTACTTCCCAACCTAAGTTTTATAAAATTTGTAATATCTCGGGAATGTGTATGTATAATACCTTTTTCTGTCTTGTGATGTTCGATAATAGTATTAATTTGATCACATATAGCTGGTAAAACGTGCGTTAAGTTTTTATAGTTTAATTTATTTTTTGATGATACATAGATGGGAGATTTTTCGGGATCAAACCCGCTTTCCACCTCTACATATTCATAGTCTGTTATACCTAGCGTTTTTGCAAAATTTTTATGATCAATAATAGTTGCCGACATTAAGAGAATATTATCTGCAAAATCAAAAATATATTTTGTAAGTTTGCTTACTTTAAGAGGAGTAAATAAAACCTTTTTTACATCTCTATCAATAACAAATTCGCAGTCACGCCATAATGTATCTACAGTAGTAAGAGCGCTATGAACATTTTTAAGGTATTGTATTTTTATTTTTTCCGGCTGTGAGAATGTTCTTTGCTTTTTATTGACTTTATTAATAGTTTGATTTATCTTTTCACTTATTAAAAATATTAATTCATAAAGCCATGAACGCGTTTTATCTCTATTTTCTGTTAAAAGGGTAGATATGTCTATACCGTAAGCACGAAGTCTATCATAATTTACTTCAGCAGAAAATTGCTTTACTAATTCATCCTCTAATTCAGATGCCTCATCACAAATAATAAAGTTTTTTCTCTTTACATGATTCGGTAAGGATAAAAACATCTTATAATTTAAAACTGCAAACTTTGAAAGTATTGCAGAATTTCTAGCATTAAAATAAGGGCAGCGATTTTTCTCCCAGCAATCTTCTTTTATTTTTGGAACAAGAACACATGGAGCGGTTTCAACATCAAAATTTTGGTCTATATCGCAAAGATAGTTCGATTTGCCTTTTAATATATCGGTATCAGGAAAAAGGTTTAAATATTGATCTTGTAAAGACTTGGTAATCGTTAGCGCAAAAGTACCAAAAGGTGGTTGAGATATACAATCTATTTCATTTATGTAATTACCGGAAAAATCTTGTTTAAAAGCAGAGTAGGTTTCAATATTATTAACAAATTTACTAGTAGGTGACGAACTTAATCCGGATAGCGTTTTTGCTAAAAAGCTTTTACCTGTTCCTGTTGGAGCACAACAAATAACAAATTTTTTTCCACTATTAAATGCTTTTTCAACGCCGCGTATTAGTTTTACCTGACTAGTGCTTGGATTATACTCTTTAGGAAAATGCTGAATATATCTACTAAACACACTTTATTATATACTAAAAATTTGCAAATTAAAGTGCTGTAATTGTTATTTTTTTATTAAAAATCTTTGATGGTTTATCTGGCATTATTTGCTTAACACAAGATTCTAACTCTGAATTATTTCTACTAAATCGCTTTAAGGTATAGTCAAAAATTAATTTATTTTCAGATGCTATAATACCAAAAGGATAGGGTATTTCGTAAATAATTTTTTTATTATTTTTTTCTTCGCAAAGCAAAGTAAAAGTACAAAAGAAATCCTTTACGCAAAAAAGCAATAATCTACCTTTTTTAAGAGTTTTGTGTTCAAGTTGAAACATTAATGTTTTTTGCAAAAATGTTGAGAATATTTTTTCTATTTCCTCTATAGATGTCATGAGTTCATAAACCTTACTTTTTGATCTGTTGACATTAGTGCTAAGCGCTGATTAAAAAAAGACCAAAAAGATTTATTTGCAGGAATAATATTAATTAAATCACATGCGGACATATTTACACAGCGATAGTCTTGCATAAAGATATCCCATGTAATTAAAAGTGTTTTAGCTTCCGGGTTATACCTGGGCATGTTAATTGCTCTACGGTAGTTTAAAGCAATTCTTCCTTCCGGGCTGCTTAAAAGTTGAAGTGAGTTCGTACATAGCATTCTTCTTGTTGAAGGCGCGCCGGCTTTAGGACGTCTTCTCAAGAATTTAATTTCAGCTACGTTGCTTAGAAGAAGATTTTTTAATGTGGGTAGCGACACTTTCATCGTCTTTTCTTATGGAGCAAATACCAAAAATGCGCTGTTCATTAAGAAATAATCCCTTCTTTAAATTACCATAACCATCAATATCTAAATTTGCTACTGGTACTCCTAAATTGTTAGGAAAGCAAACATGATCTCCTTTCTTAACATATTTTGTATTAGGCCCAGCCAAAATAACTTCACCAATTCGCCAAGCTTTAGTATCTGCATTTATAGGTATAACTATTCCTTTTCTCACTATAGAGGAACCATCTTCCGTTTCATCGACATACTTTACAAGTAATACATCATCTAATACAGTTTTAAGATTATAACCATAAAAAACTGAATTAAAGGAATTTTTTGGTAATTCTGATAGATCTATTAAACTTTTATGAACAGGCAACAAATCAATATCTGCAGGCATATTAAGATTTAGCTATATCTTTATATAATTCAACGTATTCTTTTATTTCTCTAAAGGAGAGTTCTTTTGAATTAGCTATTTTTTTATAAAGATCTAGATCATTGTTCTCTTGTTTTTGTTCTTTATTTTTTTTAAAATAATTAATTTTTTTAGAAGGTTGCTTATTAAAAACTGAAAAAAACAAAGAATACAATTCTGTCTTATTTTCAAAAACTCCTAAATATCGATTAATAGCATTACATAGCGGTACTATTTCTGGTGAATACATACTTATCCACCTATTTAAAATAAAAGGCGAAAATTCAGACGCACTATCAATATTGTCTAAAAATTTTTGTTTTTTAGTAAAAAGAATATTTGATATAAAGTCAAATATAGTCATTAACTAATAACTTTTGATGTAGCAATAAAAATATCATCATTTATAGTATAAAATAACTCTATTATTTCTCTCATAAATAAGTTTGCTTGCTCTTCTGTTAAATTAGTAGAATAAGCAAATGCAGGGGCTTTTTTACCTGCGGTAACATTAATTCCTGTATGACCCAGAGCTACGTTATTCTTTGTATATGTAATGCTTACTGAGCACTTACCTTTTGTCTGCGTAACACCACCTTGGGTGTGTTCTTTGTGAACAATTAGATCATCACCGTCAACCTCAATTGGCGCATTTAAATATTTTGTACTTAGTATATTTGCAATCTGAGTGTTTAATAAGCGCTGGTATGCAACAGCTCCGAATGCATCAAGGTTAGGAATTTCCCACAAAAAGTTTATCGCATCATCACTATAAATAAAATCATTGTTAAGTACATCCTCGCTATCAATCATTCCCTCCGTCTCTACCTTCATAGGAGCGCGAAAAGCAATTATATTACCTATAGGAAGAGTTTTTTCTCTAAAAAATTTATATGCAAATCTTGAATGCAAAAGCTTGCCATCATAACATTTAATATCCGTAATAATCATAAATCTATTATATAAAGTAATTTTTAAATATCAAGAATTTTGTGAGCAAATATTTTTTAGCCTTGTAAGTGCTTCGTCGCTCTTATTTAAAGACGGCGGCATACCGACAATATTAAAAGATTCAAAAAAATTAATATTTGTAAAATATCTCTGAATATTATTCTTAGTACTAAATTCATTAATTGCGCTCTCTAATTTATATGCATCAAAAATATTAATAAAAGCAGCACTAAACATGTATTTTAAAAAATAATCTATATTGCATAAAAATGCAGAAAAATCCATTCTATAATTAGAGGCATTCTTTAAATGATCTGTATGCGTGTTGTAGAGCTTTAAATTGCTAGTGATAGAGATCTCTTCACAGGGGTCAACATTTTTTAGCGTAGCATAGCGGCTAGTAAGAGTGTTATTATGAAAAGAATAGAGTAAATTAATGTGCATTAAATCTTTATTTTCTCTATAATAATTTAAAAGATTTTTAAAATCTTCAAAATTTGTATGTATAAAAAATTCATCATCTTGTACCCATAAAAAGTCTGTAATATTGTTTGATCTTAACATCTGTAAATGCTTTAATATTGTACTTCCAAATGTCATATTTTGATAGACATAAAATTGACAGTTAGGTATTACTTTTTTTATTTTTTTAGCTAATTGCTTACTTTTTTCTTCAGTTAAATTATGAAAATTAAAAGTCTGATAGTCTAATAAATTAATAGCGTCATATTTACCAGGGTTTAATCTTAAAGCATCAATTAAAAACTCTCTATCTTTATTATCACACCCCGGGCTCCAGATAGGATCGCCTTGATATGTTTGAGTAAAATTAGCTATTTTTTTCATTAAAATTTAAAAAAGTTAAATAATATTTTGTGGGGTCTTCAAAATATTTTTTTACATTGTTATTAAAATACTCTTTAGCTTGATAACATTTTTTCTTTAATTCTTCTAAAGGTGTGCTGTAAATTTTGTTAAGCTCTTCTAAAAGCTTATCGTCGGGTAAATCAGGATTAATTCTGTAAAAAAATTTATCTTCTAATTTATCTTCATCCATTATTTTACAATGGCCTATAATGACCGGTACTCTACCAAAAAAACATGTTTCGTAAAACCTTGAGCTATCTTCACCAACTCCACGAGGACATAAAGATAAAATATTTCTTTTAAGAACACCTGCAAAATTTTGTATAATTTGATTATCTTTCTTAAGATCTACTTGAGCGCTCCATTTTTCATTAAAATAAATTTCATGATTAATGTTATTAGATTTTAAAATATTATAAGTTTTAATTCTAGTATGATATGGATCATGTTGACCGATAAATCCAAAAGAAATTTGCTCCGGTAAATCAATATCATATTCAATATTATTTTTTGCTAAATAAACTAACAATCTACTTAAACAAGGCCTTGTAAAAAATAATCTCGGATAATAATAAGTTCTATTGCCATTTCCAACGCAGTTACAATCTAAGAGCCAGGAGGGTATACGCTTTTGATACCAATCTCCTTCTATTTCTACAACGTGCTTGGTGTAATTATTTTTTAAGTATTTAAAATCAGATTCGCTAAATTCAGTATATGTACCGCAGGATATTTGACCCATATAAAATAGCTCCGCCTCTTCCGGAGATACTAATGTACAATGATCCTTAATTCCTTTTTCAGAAAAAACAGTAGTATTATAATTAAAGTCTAAGGTATCATGTTCAAATGGTTTACGAGCATTTGGATATACGTATATCTTTATCATTTTTTAAATGCCTAGAGAGCGTTACTATATGGTAGTGACGCCTCTTTTTTGTACTACTATTGTGGCGTGGTTATTTGCAAGTTCAATAGATTTTTCTATATCTCTTGTTGTTAAATAGCCGTATACGAGACTGGCAATAAATGTATCTCCAGCTCCAGATAAGTCTTTTATTTCAACCTCTTTTACAGGGTAGACTTTATTTTTATATTCTGCACCGTCTTTACCTAGAGTTTTTATAATTTTATTTAAAATATTAGGTAAATGTTTTATTGAATCAAAAGAAATATCAAATTCGTTTCTGTTAATTTTAATAAAAGTAATATTTTTAGCCCATTCGCCGAGAATCTTTTTGGTATCTAAAAAAGTTAATTCATGATTTTTTGAAATATATTGAATATCTTCAGTAGATAAAAATCCTTTGTCATAATCGCTTATTATTACTGCTGAATAGTTTTTAAAATTAATTTTATTTTTAATATTTTTAAAGGTAAAGTTATTATTTTCACAATGATCTATTCTTATAAACATATGGTTTGTTTTAATATCCATATATCTGGTTTTTGTAATCCTGCTCCAATTTTTATTAGTAACTATTTCTACATTTTTATAGAGCTTTTTAAAATTTTTAAATACGTTCATAGCCATCCCTCCGTTATGTCTTTTTTCTATAATATCGAGCACAGGTACAGGTGCTTCTGGACATAATCTATCGCACTTACAATATATAAAGGCATCTTTACAGGAATCACCTATAATAAGAACAGGCTTAGTAAGCATTATTATTTATTTATGTGTAATTTTAAACGTTCAATATCTCTATTTAAACGAGCTTTATCTTCCCAAATTTTTATACTGTTATCATGCGGTGCATGAGAGCCGCGTTCATATGTCTCATCAAAAGGAGCTTTCCCAATTCCCCAATGACAATGTTCAAAGTATACCGGTATATAAATTAATCTATTGACTTGTCTATAGATTTCTGTAATCCAATTATCAGCATAGTTATAGCCAAAATCGCTTGGCGTAACATAACCTAATATATCTATAGCTTTTCTAGATACAAAGCTGTGTGTGGCTAAAGTACCAGGAGGCTGAATACCATCATAACCAAAAACAAGAGCAATATTATCGGGATATTTCTCAAATTCACTAGCAACAATTTCATCCCAATTTTGTGTCCTAAAGCATACATCATCAGCAGCCATCATTATAATATCACCTGTACTAGCTCTATAGAGAACATTATTTGTTTCACCAAATGTAGGCTGTCTTTCTTGTACAATAACTTTTGTAGATATAAGATGTGTAAACCTAGGCTTTACTTTCTCTTGATCAAAAAAATTTTGAGTTTCAATGTCATCTTTGTCAACATAAAACAATAATTCTATATTGTTAAGATTTTTAGTTGTAGAATATACCGACTGAACTAAATTTTTTATATTCTTAACTCTTTTTCTAGTAGGGACAAGAATACTAAACTTCATTTACTATAAAATTTAAACTCAATTTTATCATAGTCCAGCATTTGTTTTGATAAATAGAGTTTTTCTTTTATGTAAACTTTAAGCTCATCATACTTGGCAAAACCTTCAGAAGTAAAAGCATTTTCATCATGGATCATTACATTGCCGATTTCTTCATACCCCAGTCCCAATCTTTTTGCTTCCGGATCATTAATAATATCGTTCATATCTAAATCGCCGAAGACGTTGTTCCACGGACAAGACTTTTTACCGTAATGACAAAACCCGGAAGAACCGCCATCAACAGCCTTGTGAGCGACAATAAGATCTTTTACAATGACCCATTTTAAATGTAATGCAGCATTAAGAAAGCTAAAAACCGATTCTGTGCAATATGCTAAAAATATATCGGGTATTACTTTTCCGTAATATTGCAGCAATTTATCATTAAAGCAAGTTACATGTAAATTTACAGCTTTACCAACAGGTATTATATAATCCTCATCACGAAAATGGCTGTTAGATCTCCCTACAAAATGAAACCCTGTATCTGTGTCGGTCTGTACGGTGACCATACCAAATTCACCAGTTACAAATCTTGAATGTATTTCATCTAGATAGTTTATATTATCGTGAATGTTAATTCCTGAATCAAAATAAATGTAACCATCATATCTTCCCTTTTCTTCGACAATTTTATTTACAGCATGATTAAAGGTAACATTAACTGTAAAATTTTCATCTGTAAAGTATAAAAAAACTTTATCTTTGTAGCGAGCTAACAATTTTTCTTGCGTTTCGGCTGAAACCATGCACCCGGAGACCGCAATATCGTAATCATATTGATCAGATTTTACTCTTAAAAGATTATCTATGCATGACTCATACCACTCATAATTTTTATGCTTACGTTCACAAATGTTATATACTCCTAAGTATTTCATACTTAATATATTTATCAAAAAAGAAATACTAAATATTATAAAATTTAAAAGGAATATGATTATAGTTAAGCATTCTATCTTTTAGAAAAAGTTTTTCTTTTATATAGTCTTTTAACCCATTATTTTTAGCATGTCCGTAGTGTGTAAATGCTTCAACATCATGCATCATGATGTGATTAATCTCTTCATATCCTAGACCTAATCTTCTTGCTTCTGGGTCTTTAATAATATCAAGCATATCTAGACCACCGTAAAGATTATTCCAGTGCTCCTTTTTTCCTACATGATCAAATCCAGCAGAAGCGCCATCAATAGATTTTTTGTGCTCCAAAATAAGATCTTTTACAATAATCCAACGCAAATTTAATGCCGCATTTAAAAAGCTAAAAACCGATTCTGTACAATAAGCTAAAAATATATCAGGTATAAGTTTGTTATAGTATTGAAGAAGCTTATCGCTAAAACAAGTTACATGTAGATTACATGCCTTGCCAACTGGTACAATGTAATCGTGGTCGTAAAAATAACCATACAATCCAAGAAAATAAAAACCTGTATCGGTATCGGTCTGTAGCGTTACCATACCATATTTTTTAGTAGCAAAGCGAGAATGTATTTCGTCAAGATAATGTAAATTGTCATTAATATTAACACCAGAATCAAAATATACATACCCATCATATCTGCCGCGTTGCTCAACTATTTTATTAATTGTATGATTAAAAGTCACATTTACCGTAAGCTTACATTCTATAAAATTAAAGATTATTTTATTTTTATATTTTTTTAACAGTTTTTCTTGTGTATCGGGTGTTATCATGCAACCAGAAACCGCAATATCGTATTCATATTGATCTGATTTTACTTTGAGGAGATTATCTAAACAGGATTCATACCACTTAAAATTCGGTCCCTTAAGTTCGCATGTATTAAATACCACTAGGTATTTCATAATGATTAAACACCGTTTAAGATGCTTAGAAGACTATCTATTTTTTCTTTCTTAAGTGTAGGATAATTACCAATATACCAGGAATGATCATGAATATAATTCATAACGTCGAATTCATATAAATTTATTTGAGAATAATTTTTATAAAAATTTCTTAAATATGGTTGTTGAATTTGACTGCCGCCCCCGGAAAGACCTCTACGAAATTCAATATTGTTCTGTTTTAAAACAGCTTCTACTTTATTACGCTTTTCAATATTGCCGTTTTTAAGAATTACAATAAATGCGTAATTACATTGTCCTGTAATGTCAAATGTTTTAATATATTTTTCACCATCCAAATTAGAAATAAAATAATCAAAATTTTGTCTTCTAATCTCATTATTATTATCTAGTTTTTTGAGTTGTGATAATCCTAGCACAGCATTAATTTCTGTACTACGAGCATTAAAAGCTGGCGCAAGAAAAATAAAATCAGAATTTAATTGAGGATTTTGTTTAATAATATCATTTTTAAATTCTAAACTATCACATTCACGCACCATACCATGAGATCTAAATGCTCTTAACAAATTGTAATAATGTTCATTGTTTGTACAAATAATACCGCCTTCTATGGTTGACATGTGATGTGCAAAATAAAAACTAAAATTACTTACATCTCCAAAAGTACCGACTTTATGGCCTTTAAAAGTCGTTCCATGCGATTCACAGACATCTTCAATAAGCAAAATATTATTATCTTTACAAAGGTTAATAATATAATCAGTAAGTCCATTAAGCCCTAAAATATGTGTAAGAAAAATTGCTGCTGGGTATTCACCAGTATCTTGTTTTATTTTTTCTATTTTTTGCAAAAGCTTTTTATTATCAAAGCTAAGGTTAGAGAAATTTATATCACAAAATACAGGCTCGATACCATTTTGCAATGTTGATGCAATATCGGAAACCCATGTAAGCGGGGGAACAATAACTCGTGGTGAAAAGTTTTTATTATTATTTAGATAGCGTACTAATAGCATAGTTAGCTGATTTGCAATAGTACCTGAATTGACAAAAACGCTATATTTTACCCCTAACCACTTAGACCAAGCTTGCTCAAACTCTCGTACCTTTGGTCCGTTTGTTAGCTGCGGCAAAGGGTCTTGTTGTAGGAATTTTATAACTTCGTTAATATCATTACGAGTTATATTATCATCCATCAACAAATACTTTTCAGCGCTCATTATTTTAGTAATTTAAGTATATATTCTTCAATTTCAATAGATGTAGGTGGCATGTTGTCGTCCTCAGGCTGAAAGCCGGCTGTCTTTTCTTTAATACATAAAGTTCTAACTGGCTTGTTTGTCTCAAGCATCAACTCATAAGCAACTTGTTTGGCTATACCATTCGGATAATCGTCATCTAAAACAATACCGCCGTATTTTGATTTCTTTAATTGATCTTTTTGGTTCTCAGATATTAATAAGGGGTTAATCCAAAGCTGGTGGTATACATTGACTTTTATGCCTTGTTTAGCTAGCGATTGTGATGCTTTAACTGATTCAAATCTAGTAATAGAAAACGGGAATAAACAAATATCCGGATTTTCATATTCAATATCTTCTAAACGATAATCGCACTCATAACTTTTTCTATGCTCACTTACATAGTAAGGCATATCGTCTAGCATAAACGAATTGTACACTTCTTCATACTCAAAAGGTGTCATAGGTGAAGCTATCTTTACACCCGGCATACGATAATAAATTCCATGGTGTGATGAACCGGCAACCGGTCCTATACCGCCTTCCATAGCAATAGATCTAATAAACACTGGACAAGATATCCCCCAAATGTCCTTACTCTTACCAGCATAATTAGCTATAATAGGTGCATTAAACCATTGAAATCCTTGATAGCGTACTACGTAAATAGGTCGCTGACCAGCTAGTGCTGCGCCCGTAACAATCCCACCTGCCATAACATCAGCCATAGATAGCTCAACTATACCCTGTTCTTCTGTTAATTCTGGTACTGTACCGTTAACCCAGCCAACAGCAGTAAGACATTGACCGTAAAGTTTGTTACCTTTACTCAGATGATAAGCAGAAATTTCTTTTATTGTATCTCTAAGGTTTTTTGCCATATTTTCTCCAGTTCATGTTTTGTTTCATTAAACATTAAAAGTGGTTTATCTCCAAAAATCTTCTCTAGTGCAAATTTCTCTTCTGTAAATCTATCTACTTTTTCGTATACATCGATGCCAGCATTTGCATGCCAATATAATCTATCTGTATTTACATTAAGTAGTAGCGGTAAATTGTTAAATAACTTTTCTTCGCTTAACCATGACTCAAAGCTTGTAGGCTCATCGCTAATTTCAGCTGCATTAACATTAACAGACTTTGCAAAATCTACCATACTCCAGTTACGTCTAACATTCTTCTTTGTTAAAATAGATAAATTATTATCTTCTATTACAAAAAGAATAGGAAGCTTTTTAGTGCCTGCCCAAGCTATAGCAGACATTACGTAATCTTCTTCTGCTGCAGCATCGCCCATAATAGCAACAGTAAAGTGTCTATTAGCATGACATGCACCAACAGCAATAGGTACTTGACTGCCCATAAGACCATCATGACCAAACATTTTTATATGTTTTGATTGTATAGAAGCTGATCCACCCATACCCTTACAACAACCTGTTGGCCTACCTAAAAGCTCATCAATTAATTCTTGTATTACACCACCAAACGCCAGATACGTGCTATGTGCACGGTGTTGTGCAAATATATATGGAGAATATTTCTTAGTAAAATGTGCAACTGAGCATGCAATATACTCTTCTCCAGCTGAAAGATAAAGAGGATACTTAAATGTTTTATTTTCTATATACTTATATACTATTTCTTCAAACGCTCTGCATTTACATGCTTCAGAAAAAATTTGTAATCTTTCGTTATCGTTCATAAAGATGCATCCAATTATCAAATATATTTCTGTTAATGCAAGTAATATTTTTATGTAATTTTTGCACTCGATTGACATCTATATCATTATCGTCAATAAAAATTGTTTTGCCGGTAGAAATAATGTGATGGCCTTTATTTTCGTTCTTATACAATAAAGTACGCTTATCAAACAAATGAAAAATGTCAAAATATTTAAGAGCAATTATCGATGGTTGTTTATCAAAAGAAATACAAGGCAGCATACCGCGCGATATAAATTCAATTCGCTTAAAGTCGTTTTTTAATTTATTTAAAAAAACAACTATATCCTTGTCAAGATATAGGTATCTTCCCGTTTCATCATATACTCTTTTCTGATCATTTACATTTTGTAATGTTATTTGACCTCTTAATGTCTTAGCCCAAATATTTTTTTCACTACCGTGCCATACAGTATCATCTAAATCTAAAATAATAGTATCATAGTCAAGTATCATAAGTGACAGATTTTAAGTATTTGTGCATTTTTAGCAATAGTATAATCGATTGCCAATTTTTTAAAAGTTTTACCTGATAAAATTTCACCTACGGGACATAAATCATGATCATGGTGCTTAAAAAGGGTAGGGCTTAACACAACTAATAAATCCGAATCATTAGGGTTAAGGGTTATTAAATTAGAAACAATTTCAAAACTATTATTTAAAAATTCTAATTTTAAAAAGCTATCATTAGGAATAAAAAACTCATTAGTTCTTTTTAATGTTTCAGACTCATACGCTTTATTCTGCCTTCCATAAAGATCAGATATTCGTACTAAGTTTTCTTTATCTTTTGGTGTTTCAACCTCTATAATATGCAAGTTTTGATTTGTTCTGTTTTCTGTCTTATGAAATGAGCCCGGTCTTATCATAACTTTTTGATTGCTTTGAAGTTCAAAATCTCTTTCAATAAGATGAAAGCGAGCAGTACCCTCTAGTACAACGAGCCCGGTTTTTTTCTTAGGATGACAATGAAGAGAGGTGCTTGCACCGCTTTTTATAAACAAATACCAAATACTTAAGAAATTATTTTCAAAAATAATATACTCATGACCCCATGGTTTAGGAATAACGTAATTCCTAAAATCGGTAGCATCATGCATATACCATTTTAGCTATCAACTACGATCAGCCCACTTATAGTATTGTTCAATTGCAGTCTTCATCCAAATGCCCATGTGATCATAGTGTGGAGATGAGACAATATTATCTGCAATAACTACTGGCTCACGTGTATATATAGCACCAGAATTATTAATATCATCTTCAATACTATAGTATGCTGCAATCTTTCTACCCTTAACAACCTTAGCAGAAACTAATAGCTGTGCACCGTGGCATGTACTAGCAACAATTCGACCTGAATTTACGTAGTGTGTAATAGAGTCTAAAATATTTTTTTGCTGTCTGATTTTTTCTAGCGCTTTAACACCGCCAGGGAGCAATAGAAAATCATAGTTTAGTACATTATTAGTATTAATACTACTGCAAGTACCATTAGCAGTCATTTTAGTACCAAGAATTCCATAAAATAGACCTTCTTTTTCTGCGCAAAGAGTAATATCAAAATTTTCCTCTTTTAGCCTATAAAAAGGGTAAATTACTTCTTGATCTTGGTATCCGTCCCAGGTTAATATTAGTGCTTTTTTCATAAATTATTCAGTTAATAGCTTCCTTTCAAGCTTTATACTTAACATTCTAGTTAATTCTTCTTCAAATGCAACTCCAAACTTTGCTTTCATTTTAGCTATATAGTCCGGATTAGTAAAATATGTTTCAAAAGCTTTATCTCTAAATTGTAAAATTTCTTTATTAGTTAATTTATCGGTGGGTAAATTAAATGTTTCAAAAGCATGTTGTGAATAACCGACCCAACCAATTCCATTATTTTCAGGTAATACGTGAGGACGGTTTTTTACAGCTTCTCTATGAAGCTGTGATCCGGGGTAAGCCATAGCACAGTAAAAATTAGCATATTCTGTTTTAAGGTCTAAAGCGAGATCTAACGTTTCTTGCATAGTTTCGTGTGTATCACCTGGCAGACCGAAAATATAATTACCACCTACACAAATACCGGAATCCGATACCTTTTTTACTATGTCGCGAATATTAACTTCCTGAAACTTGCCCTTAGTAACTTCCTGACGAACAAGCTTATTAGCAGATTCAATACCAATACCCAGCCAATTTACACCGGCCTTTTTAAGTGTTTCGAGATATTTTTCTCTAATTGTGTCTACACGTGCATAAGCCCACATATTAAAATTATAACCACGTTCAATTATAAGTTCACACAACTTCATAAAATGTGCAGGCTTATAAACAAACATTTCATCAGCTATCTTTACATTCTTAATACCTTTTTCTGCAAAAAAATCGAACTGCTTAATTATAAATTCCGGAGACCAGTGTCTGAACGCATTATTCTTAATATCACCGTCGTTAAACGGAGCATTAATCATACAAAACGTGCATTGAAAAGGACAGCCTAGGCTCGTATAAATAGATGCAAACGGCTGAGTGTTATTATTATTTGTCCAACTGTGCCAATTAGCCGTTCTATATTTTTCTAATGGTAATAAATCCCAAGCAACTCCAGGTAGTTCATTATCTAAATCTTTAAATAATGTTGCTGGTGCATTGCGTATAGGACCTGCTTCACTACTATACCATAATCCCGGGACTTTAGATAAATCTTTTTCATTATTTTTAATAGCTTCTAACAGATGTAAAACTGTTTTAGGGCCTTCCCCTTCACAGACATAGCAACCCGGGTCTTGCTTAAGAGTAAGCTCAGGAAGAGATGAAGGGTGAGGACCAGAGAAAACTCTAGGAATGTTTGTTTCGGCGCCAATTTTCTGCATTAAGCTTAAAGCACCAGTCATATTTTGTGTGGATGCTGAAGGCTGCTGACCGTAAGCTACAGTACACACGAGCTTAGGATCAAGTTTTCTTATTTCACTAAGTGTTTCATCTAAAGTATATTCTAATGCTTCACAATCTAAAATTTGTACAGAATGACCATGCTTACGTATGTAATTAGCTATAAGCCCTGCCCATATGGGTGGCTCTTTGGCAGAAAAACTTTTACTTAGCCCTTGATAAATTTTTTTAGCAGCGTTGGGGTGAATAACAAGTAAATCTAAACTCATATATTATATATGTGAAGCTATAATTTTTACAAGTTAGTATGTTTAGTATCCGTATTTATAATAACTGGATATGCTTTAATTAGCTCCTGTATACCATAATCTAGACTACAATCGGGCTTCCAACCGATGGCCTCTAATTTTTCATTACTTACAATATAATTTCGTTTATCTTGATCTGTATTAAATTCGTTAGTTGTTATAACAAAATCAGGTATATATTGTTTTATTTTTTCACACAATTCAAGCTTTGAAAGGTTTGCAGTAGATAAGCCAACATTAAAAGCTTGACCCTTGTAATTATTATAGTTGTGTATCATTGCTATAAATGCTTTTACAACATCGTTTACATGTATAAAATTACGTTTAAAATGACTCTCAAACAAAACAATATATTTGTCTGTTAGTGCTTTTAAGACAAAACTATTTACTAATAGATCTTTTCGAAAGCGAGGTGAGACACCAAATACTGTAGCAAGCCTAAAAGATATCCCCCCAAAATCGAGAACTGATTTTTCTGCCGCGCATTTTGTTACCCCGTAAACCGAGATAGGATTAAGAGGTGTTTCTTCTGTACAGAATTCACCTTCTACGCCAACACCGTAGCCACTATTAGTATTTGGGTAAATTATTTTTGTATCATTGTTAGCCCATTTAATAATATTTTGTATTTGTAAATTATTTACTTTGTTAGCAGTATCAGGATCTTTTGCACAGGCAGGGAACCCTACTATAGCAGCAAGAGGAATAACGATATCAGCTTCTTTAACTAATTTAGATAGTTTTTGTTCTTCCCTTACATCACCGTAGACAAATTCAATCTTAGGGTGACTAAGAAGTGAAAAAAGTCCATCTTGCTTGTACATTAAATTATCGTAAACAATTACTTTTTCAGTCTTATAATGATCGGCTAAAGCTTGCGTAAGCTTACACCCAATATACCCTGCACCACCGGTAATTAATATTTTCATGAATCTCTTAATGATAAAATGGGGTTAACTATAGGCCATTTTACATTATAACTTGGATCATTCCATTTTACAGTAATTTGATCTTCAGGATTAACATAGCCATGTGTTAATTTATAGAAAAAAGTGCATGTATCTGTTAAGCATAAATGCGCATTAACGCAACCACGTGGAATGAGAACTTGATGCCTATCTTTATCATCTAAAGTAAATGTTTCAATATTTTTAAAAGTAGGAGAATCTTTTCTTGTATCAATAACTACTAAGTAAATGCTGCCTTGAATGCATTGAACTAATTTCCAAGCTTTTGTATCACCATGGAATCCTCTAAGAACATTTTTTCTAGAAAAGGAAAGTGAATCTACGACAAACTCTAATTTCTCTTTTCTAAACTCATCAATGTGTGCTAAAGAAATACGATTATATTCTTTATCAAACGTTTCAACGTTTTCTCCTCTATAATCACGAAAGATTCCTGGCTTTAATACCAATAAATCTTTAATCGTATTACTTACATAGTCTGTTTTTGTTCTCACCATAATTTAATTCTTCCAAGAAGAATATCTTTTAACATTACCCAGTCTGCTGCTTTAGCTTTCCAAGGATTTTTAAAAGCAGCGGGTTTATTTTTTTCAAAGAAAAAATGCCCCGACCATGCAAACGGGTAAACAACAAATAAAGTAAAAGGGTATAACAAAGCAAACGCCAGGCTTACTTTCACTGTCAAATAAGTTACAGTAAGGAAATAAGCAATTGTTGTTAATTGACCTAATACATGTAATCTACGATTAATTAGGTTTGTATGTTTCTTTAGATATCCTTTATAATATTCATTAAAAGGAATGTTTGGAGGTGTTTGTTTATTTTGTTTTTTCTTCATAATCTTTAAAAATATCCCAATTTTGAAAATCTGATAAAAGTTCAGCAGCAAGGCAATCAATTTTAAGATCTTGTCTTTCATTAAATTCTTTTGCTAAAATGTTTTTTGCAGTATTTCTTACCCCGTTAATTGAATGGGTAAGTTTAAGAAGAGATAAGTCCTGTGATTCACCAGACCGACATTTACTTTCATTCTCCCAAATATATCGGTTTGCAAGCATAATAATACAAATTGATTTAATAATATCAGAATTTAGCTTAATATTTTTATCATTAATTATTTGATCTATATCGTGCTTAATATCTTTTATTTCCTGATTATACTGAGATTTGTTTTGAGGGATAAAAATACTTTTAAGTAAAACTATTGTAAGTCTATCAACTAATTCTGAAAAGGTAGGTAAGTACTTTCTTTGCACAAGATTATTTTATATTACATCATTATTTTTTCAATGAATATTTTTTATAAATCGTCTTTAAAACTTTTTTTACCTCTTCTTCTGTAGAATCGGGTACTCTATTTTCCCATGCTGGTGTATAACCATGCTTATTTTTAAAAATTTGTAATCCGCGCTCAATATTCTGACGCCAATCTGATCTCGGTCTAATAGAGCTACTATTTTCAGAGCATTCTAATTCATCTAAATATTCTAAACTATTAGCTATGTCAGCAAAATTCCAATATGGCGTATAATATCCTGCTTTAAAAAGCCTGTAGTCATGATCTACATGTTCAAAAGCATTTAAATAACTTTCATCTAATAACCCCGTTTCTTCGAGAGCCTCTTTGGTGTAATAACAAAATGCGCCAACGCTATTTGCATTTATAGCAATTTTTGTATCACCGTAATCAATAATAAATCTGGGAACCGGCTGACCTTTAGAAATATTGTTTCTATTAGCTGGACCATGATAACCAAAATTAAAATGCTGTAAACCGGTTATTTTTCTAGCATTAATATAAACATTAAATACGTCTTTATTTTTTACTACTATATCATCTTCTATAAGAAATAAATGTGTGCAGCCTTGTTCTAATAAATATTTTAAAGCAATATTTTTTGATCTACCAACACCAATATTTGTTTTATTATGAACATAATAAAAAGACTTTTCCTGTTGCAGCTTACTTACATCCTCAAAATCCGCACCATCATTAACAACGATAATATTATCTACTAGAGGTATAGATCTAAAGCATTTTACAAAAAACCGTGGTCGATTACATGTTATAATACCAACACCTATTTTCTCCATATATTAATTGTATTTTAATATAAATAATAACGATGGCAATTAATACATCCAATAGTAATTTTGTTAATATTAATAGTTTACCTAAATCTCAAGAAGTTTTAGGTAGCGATCTTTTTATTCTTCAAACAGAAAATGGTACCCAGACTATAACGTTTGAAAATTTAAATGTCGTTAAAACTAATCCTAATGGTGAAACAGTTTTACCCGGAAGCCTTACAGGTGAATATGTAAGGTTTGATACCGTTTCTGCAAGTTCGGTCATTTCTTCACCTCTTTACGTTACAGAAAGTGAGCTAGGATTTACCGGTCAAGATGATTATTATAATAGATTCACCTTTAGCGGCGGTTTAATTACAAGTGCTAATTATGTAGAAAATGCATCTCCTGATTACGTTTATATTTCACAAACTTTAATTCCTAATTTAACTGCTTATCAAAATCAGCTCTACAAGCGTGTAGTAGAATTTTGGGGTTATACAGACATTCAACCGACTAACAAGAGTAGTCTCATAACTATTGCAAACTTTTTTTATAATTTTTCTGATATTACAATTAATGCTGTTAAGAGACCAGATTTATTTACTATAACGCTCGGTACATCATCTCTTTACGTACCTTATATTCCTTACGATAGTATTATAAAAAGCGGTAACAATTTAAACTTTAATGTAGATCTTGGATATGTAATACCGATTGGCGGTGCCCCAGTAAGGGCTTATTGGAGATTCCTGTACTTGTATAATTCTACTCTATGGGTAAATGTAACTGCTCTAACTGGCGGTAATAGTTAATTATTTTGTATGGAATAAAAGCGCTTTATTAATACGCGCTAAAACCTTCCGTGGGTGATTTCCTTCTTTTACTAACCTTACATATTCATTTTTAAATGATTTAATAAAATCTTCTGATAGCTTAAAGTTTTTTGGATAAAACTCTCTTTTAACTGTTTTAATAAAATTAAAACTTTCTAGTAATTCTTCAAACTTATCATTAAACTTGGACATGTAATTATTTATTGTCCGAGTATTATATTCTTTTTTATTTTTTGCTCGTATTTTTCATCACTAAGTGCTTTCTCTTGTGCTCTTAGTATGGTTTCCATATTATTAATATTTTCAGGATCTAATACACTAGTAGAATCAGTTATTACATCACCTTTTTCATCCAAATAAAGTTTTATAATCTCAATACGCTCCTCTGGTGTTCCAAATACTTCAATAATTGGAGGCCTGTCATCTGAAGCCATAAAAGGGCATATGCCTTTTTGTGCCAAAGCATGAGAAACAGCTTTAAAGATATGATCTACTTCTTCAATAAAAACTTTATCAATTTCGCGATCAGGTCTATCTTCTATAGGTACCGGTGCAACTTTTGTAATAGGTAAAAAGAAAATAATATCAATAGATTTCATACTCTCCTGTACTAAAGGTATACATTTTTTAATAAAATCTCTATCAATATCAGAAGTACCTTTTTCTTCTGCCCATAAAGAATAGATAATATTATCTAGCGGACATCTATCAAAAATTACCTTGTCACCCTTTTCCGTTTTTTGTATATCATCTATAAGACAATTTAAAATTTTCCATTGGCCATCTTGATCAACTTTTTTATTAATATTAATTTTTTCTTTCTTTATTAGCTTTCTATATGATTCTTCAGATCTTTTATACTGGGGCCAATTTTTTAAAAAATCTTTAACTAATGTAGATTTACCCTGACATGCGCTACCGGAAATAGCTATTCTCATATTATACTTTAAGAGCTTTATTCCAAATAACAAGTTGTAATCTTGGACTAAATTTAAGCTTATGTTTTTTACATAACTCGGCAATAACAGACGCCTTTTCAATATGCTCTTCTCTACTACCACAACAAGGCATTAACCATACTCTTTCCCGGGGAACTTTAATATTCGGCTCAAGTATATATTTTTCTAAAACTTCATTAAAATCGTTTTCATTATTAATAACAAATTTAAAGCCCGAATTATGTTTTACATGCCATTTTAATACTTCAGGCTTATATCTCTTTTCAATCGGATCTCCGTTGTTTGAAAGCTTAGGTGAAGTTGTAAATGTTGCTTTCCAATCTACCCACTGATGGTCAGGTATAATTGTAGCATTTGTTTCAAAGTCTATTCTCGGTACAAACCCAAAGCGGAAAATAAATTGATCAACAAGCTCTAATAATGTTTTTTGTTGAATAAGTGGTTCGCCACCAGTAATTTTCCATATAGCACCATCTTTTAAATGGCAGTTATAACTATTTTGTGCCATATATTCAAACACCTCATCAAACGTCATTCTGTTTTTTACTGACCAGCTGACAAAACTATCGCAACCGTGAGGTGAATCAGATGAAGCAAATCCTTTACACGTTAAATTACACATTGATAAACGCATAAAAACAGAAGGATATCCTACATACTCACCTTCACCTTCTAGAGTATAAAATAACTTATCGTCACTTAAAAAAATATACGAATCACTCATTAATTTTTATATTATATTACATATCTGCTACTATTCAAGAATAAATAATTACAGATGTCTAAGAAGGACAGACAGCTAAAAAAAGCTGCTCGCGAAGATAATAAGCTTATAAAATCAGATATTTTTCTGAATTTTAAAGTAGAGCAGAAATTTCATTTTAATGAACATCATAAAGCTTTTGTAGACAAGGCTTTTCAAGACGATACCCATATTATATTCTGTGACGGGCCTGCTGGTTCTTCGAAAACATACTGTGCAACATATGTTGCTTTGTCTATGTTAAAGGAAAAAAAGATAGATGAGATAATCTATATAAGGAGTATAGTAGAATCTGCTACACGTAAACTAGGAAGCTTACCTGGTGAGGTAGACGATAAGTTTAAGCCATGGAGTATTCCATTAATAGAAAAATGTGATGAATTAGTAGGTAAACAAATAACAAATATGTTATTTGAAAATGAATACTTAAAATGTACGCCTGTTAATTTCTTGAGAGGTGCAACTTTTGCAAACAGTGTTGTAATAGTTGATGAAGCACAAAACTTAGAGCATAGTGAATTAGTTACGATTTTAACTAGGTTTGGAAAAAATTGTAAATTGTTTGTTATAGGAGATTCTTTGCAATCAGATATTCAAAAATCCGGATTTAAAAATATTATGGGTGGTTTCGATTCACAAGATAGTAAGGATCACGGAATACATGTTTTTCATTTTACAGAAGATGATATTACTAGAAGTAAATTACTTAAATTTATAGTAAAAGTAATAGCAACAATTAAGCCAAAAATCTAATTACATTCCCCAGCTTGTACCGCCAAATAAATTCGAAAAACCTGAAGACGTCTTATTACCTACATTAGCTGGTCTCGGTACTTGCTGCTGAGGAACTTGTTTTAAAACATTAGCAACATTAACACCGGTTTCTTGCTGTACGTCGTCTAAAAACGTTCTTACCTGATTAATAGGTGGTTGCAATGTTGTTGCAACAGTTTCAGAATTACCAGTTGTAACATTATTTGTAACATTAAATGCATTGCTCAAATTAACATGATTATGATTAATATTTTCTGCAATTGCTATAGCTGAATTTTTTTCATGTTCCCATACTTCAACTTTTTCAACCCAACAACGATTATTTGTTAACTGTCTTACATGCGCATCAGAAACATTTAAACACCATTCAGCTGTCCTTTCAATACCTACTCCCTTAGGCATAATTCTTAAATCACAACCACCAGCAGTATGTAATGATTTAAATCCTTCTAACAAAGGATCATCTTCTGAAACACATAATGTATGATCAAATTGTTTTTGTAAAATTTTCTTAAGTTCATCTAACCCTCCAAAATCTACTACCCAATTCTTATCATCTAAAGAATCACAACTAAACCAAAACTTAGCAACTAATCTATAGCCATGAATAAACTTACAATGACTATGTACAGCTCTCCATTGTCTAAATGCACAACTACCTAATTCTAAGATCTTAGTACTTTTATATCTCATCAGAACTCTACTTTTCTATATCCTTAATATTATAAGCGAATTTTTTAAAAAATCAACTGTTTATTTGTATGAACCTTTAATATTATTTTCTTTTAAATATTTTTCTGCGTCTAAAGCGCTTGTAAAGGTAATTAAATCGCCGGTAGAATTAGTAATTTCTTTACCGTGTTCGTCAACTAAGAAATAACCGCACTTAGTAATAAAAAGCTTACCGTTAATTAGCTTAGGAGGCATTAGGCTTGTATAGCTCGGTAAGAATATCCTCTACTAAAGAAGAGAAACTTTCTTTCTTTAAAAACTTTTTAATTTCCTTTTTAGGCATTTCTTTTGCTACTTTTTTTGCAGCTCCTTTAACACCTTTTTGATGTTTCTTTGCACCCATTACGGCACCAAAAAATTTTCTTTGTTTCTCTGTTTTTGCGGGCATATTAATATTTATTATTTAGTAGGTATTTTACCAGGAGTTCCTGGTTCTTGTTGATCTTGAGGAAGAAAAGGATATTCATTATCTGAAACTATCCATTCTCTACCGGTGGGGTTTTTAGATTTATCTATATTTGGATTCATACCAAAAAAGCCCATAGAGTTTAATTTCTTTTGTTTAAGAAACCCAGGATCTACAGGCATATTGTCTTTATTAAAATAATAGATCTGCCTCTCCATAGTACCTTTTTCGTTGGGTTTGTCTAAAATTCTAAGTTTATCTACTTGCGGATTACCGGTAACTCTTACATCAAATAATTGACCCCCCTGATAGGGTTTAGGGTTTTCTAATTTTCCAGTTATACCGGTAGGTGAGGTACCTAACCCTTTTAAACGTATATTTACGGAATCACCTTGTTTTGGTATTTCTCCGGAAGCTGCCATTGTACCTTTTCCTGCTTTTTTTTCTTTATCATCTAAAGGTATTTCACCGGTTTGTACTGCACTACGTAATTTAGCAGCACCTCTTGCGAAAGTAGCAGGGGCATTATAAGCTTGGGCTAAACCTCTACCTACCGTTTTTGCTGCGCTTCCAATCTTGGAGAGAAAACTGCCTCCACCATCACCATCGGCTTCTTTTAAAAGCTGTTCTACTAAAGCATCAAATTGTTTAGTTTTCATTAGTTATAAAATCTCTATAAAGTTCTGCCAACCTATCCCCGGTATAACCGGCCTGATTGATTAAAACTTCTATACTATTTATATCAGCACTACATCTTATCTGCTCTAATAAAGGGTCATTAATAGTTTTACCATCTTTAATAAGCCTGTGCATTACAAAAGCTTTATATTCTTCAAATACATCGCTATCGATACTATCTGCAACTATTTCTAACATTTCTTCTGGTAAATCACAAATAGGCATATCTGGAGAAAGAACTAATACTCTTAACCTACCCATACATTCTTCTAATACATAACCTTCATAACCGTCTACTTTAGAAAAATCAACCCCAGCAGTAACCAAAGCAGGATCCACTTTTACTCTTATTCTCTTAAGAGCTGTTTTCTTTAGACTCTCTTTTATTACGTTGGTATATTCCATACAATATTATTTATCCTAATAAAGCTATCTTTAAAAATGTATGTGATTCATTTTCATAAATAGTAATATTACTTGTTTGACCACTGTAAACTCTTATACCCACAGTTTGATTTTTATTTAAATATAAAATTGTTGTACCGAATAAAATATTAAAACTAGAATAGTCCTGTCCTCCCCCGAATGTAGGTTGCCTTACCCCATCTATTAAAGGCCACATTTGATTTACTTTCCCACCGCCAAAATTTATACCCGCTTCTATTAAATAAACACCATTCACAGGTGCAGTGTATAATCCAGTTGACGTATTGTAATTGTCTCCAACTTGCTTTATGATAGTATTAAAAGGTATTGTAGCTGTATTTGCTACAACAGTAGCATTTGAGTATGTATAATCACCTTTACCTGCTCTACTTGCATATAAAAATGGCTGGTAGGGTTTAGTCACTTCACCACCAGAAAGTATATGTATTCTATCACCTTGTCTACTTTGATGTATTCCACAAGAACCGTCTGCATTATGTGAAAACCACCAGCTATCACCCGCTCCAACTTTTAAAACACCTATTCTTGCTGCAGAATCACCCCAAGTTGTATTTTTATCTGTAATGTTTACTAACCACCCTCCTCGAAAAATTGCATTATAGTTTGTCAGCGGTGCAATTGCAGCAGTCTGATTTTCAGGAAATACATCAGGTGCAATCCCCGATGCACCTACCATTAATAAACTATTTTTTTGAGCATATATACCAGAGGGTGAAACTTTAAGCGTAACACCATTATCAGTATAAGGTATAAAGGACCCTGTAGAAGGAATCCCATAAGTTAAATTAGATATTGTTACGTCTGCCATAAAACTAAGCTATGTAATAGCCTCCTTGAGTAAATTTATGCACAGTATAGCCTGCTCTAGAAGAGGTATCAGCTGGTATTATAACATTATTATAATTGTAAGCAGTACCGCGCTGTGCGCCAGCATAAGCTATAACAACAATACCAGTTGCTCCGTTAGCCGCTGTTCCATCGCCTGTCCACGATCCATAAGCACTATTACCCCCGTGACCAGTGTTTGGTGTAGGGTCAGACGCTTTAACAGTACCTAAATCACCTATATGTGAACCACCACTTGCATACAAAGTACTTGTTCCCGTAATTGATGAAGACTTACCTACCCCGCCAATATAGGGTGTTATTGTTAGAGGAACTCCACCAGCTCCACCACCACCACCACCTGCTGTTGAACCTATATTACCTCCTATTATACCATTATTACCTTGACCCGGAAAGCCTCTACCGATATAAGCATACTGATAGCCACACCCACCGCCTGAACCACCATTATTAGCTTGTCGTCTGTTTTGATATGACATACCTGCACCACCACCAAAAGCTACTACAGGGCCAAAAACAGAATCAGTACCATCTTCATTATAATAATGTTGTAAATCTTTTCTCCCCCCTAAGCCCACTATAACTTGATATCTTTCACCAACATTTAAAAACATATTTCCTTCAACATAGCCACCTGCACCCCCACCACCGGCATAATCTTGCCCCCCTCCACCGCCTCCTCCCACCACTAAATATTCAACACTATATCTTACACTAGAAGGCATAGCACTTGCAGTAATACTAGAAGCAAGAGTATTAACTGTAACATTATCTTGTGATAATGGTATTAGCCCTACACCTTTAGGTATTACTGTTGTCAATTGTTTAATGGTTGTATCAGCCATAGATATACAATAATATTTATGTTGAACTAGGCACATCTTATCATATAATACTCAATATGTTTAAAAAGAAATTAGCTTTTGCAAATCACAATCACCCTCATACTCAAGAAGAAAGAGAACAAATTATAGAACGAGCAGCTAAAGCGTACGAAGCGTACATGGATGCTTTAGGTTATGATTGGAGAAACGATCCAAATAGTGATAATACACCACACCGGGTAGCAAAGGCTTTTGTTGAAGATTTTGCATGGGGCTGTTATAGCACTCCTCCTAAAGTTACTGCATTCGATAATGTAGATAAGTATGACGGTATAGTCGCACAAACAAATATTAAATTAACATCTCTTTGCTCTCATCATCATGCGCCCTTTATGGGGTTTGCGCATGTTGCTTATATTCCTGCTAAAGACGGTAAGGTTATTGGTTTAAGTAAGCTAAATCGTATTGTTGATTGGTTTGCCCGTCGCCCTCAAGTTCAAGAAAACCTAACAATGCAAATTCACAAATATATTGATGAGGTATGCTTAAAGAATAAGGGTGTAGCTGTAATGATTGAAGCAGCTCATACCTGTTGTTCGAATCGTGGTATTAGACATGATTCTACCATGCGTACAGCTAGAATGTCTGGTGCTTTCTTAGATGATAAGGATAACTCAAGAAACGAGTTTTATAAGTTTATTGAATTTGCACAAAATAGAAAATTGATCTAAATATTGACTAAATATTTATGTGAGTCAGTCGCTATTAATAAATGGCGATTTAATAAACCCTCCATCGTCTATTTCGTGTGTGAGGGATGTGACTTTTATAGCTCATGAGTATTTAAATTTTGATGTAATTATAGAATGTATTGCTGAAAAGGATTTTTATTATCGTTTTTTAAAAGCATTTGGTGCCATGGATTTTGTAGATGAATTAACTGTATTCGGTGAAGAAGAAGGTATGAGAATTGATAAAGATTTTAATTACCATCCCACAGTTTACGTTGCAGAGGTAATTGATCAAAACAATGTTGAATCTATTTTACAGAGTATCGGATTCAGAGGGTTTAGATTTTAATTTTTTCTTAAAAACTATAAAAGGTTTTTTTGTTTGTGGGTTGTAAATTTTTAGAATATCTTTTCCCTTAAACTTAGGACCTCCGTGTTGATTTACAATTAAAGTTTTCTGTTTGTTAGCTATATGGCGAATGGCCTTTTCGCTAAAACTCGGTCTCATCCATTCTCTTGACAACGGATCTTTTTTATTAATAGCAATAACATTGTAACGCGTTGATTCATGTAATTCTTTGTTAACATCAATAACCGCATTTAGTTTCTTAAGAAAGGGCTCACCAACTAAAATAGGATCTTCATTTTCTGAACGATCAGCAATACTGAAAGGAACATCTTTGTATTCTTTTCCATTTATTTTTATATTCAATTTTACTATAGGTCTATCTTCTTTTACTCCGCTTCCAATATGAATTTTAATGTCACCTGCTTTAGGTGCTTTGATTTGTTTACCATCTACGGTAGTGAAAGATACACTTTCACTATCTTCAGAGACATCCACCCCATGAAGGACGTTAAAGGCCTCGTTACCACTATCAATTTTGGCTTTAACACGACCCACACCATCGATGTCAACAAACTCAGTAACTCCAAAGACCGGTTTATCATAAAATTCTTTAAATGTTTCCATTTTAAATATTTATTGATTTGTAAGCTTGTTTCATATAACATTACTATATGGATAATTTATTTAAGAGGTGTACTGAAATTTCTTATGCTTTACTAAAAAAGCATGGTAATTATCGCTGTAAGCATTTCTCTTTTATTTTCTACAAAAATAGGTTAGTTTCTATAGGTTTCAACAATCCAAACAAAACACATCCAAAGAACAAAAAAATAGGGTTTTACAATAGAAAGGGGGAAGATATTTCTGATACTATTGGTGTACATTCTGAGTTATCTGCCGTATTAAAGCTTGGAGAAGAAGACTGCTCTGATTATACAATTATTAATACAAGAATTAATAGAAATAACGCCTTAGATTTATCTAAACCCTGTCAAGGATGTAGTTCGTTATTAGATCAACTAAAATTTAAAAAGGTTTATTATTCTACAGGAAGCGGTTACCAGTTCTTACAGCTGTAATATTTTGGAGTCCCGGGCTTTGCTGATGAACATTTATGACGAGCTCTAAATGATTTACGTCTTGAAGGATTAGACTTTTTTATTCTTAAATTTGGATCTCCATAGTGTATTCTCTTTAACTTACCGTCTTTTCTAACACATCTCATATATTTTTTATCAGAACGGGTAGAAGACTGTTGTCCTGTTACTTTTGTACAACGAGAACCTTTTCCTTCTTCTAATATATCTTGTTGCAATGCATTGATAAATGCTTTTTCGAATAACATAAAATTATTTATATATTTGAATAAATATTTATCGGTATGTTTCACAAAGACTTTCATTTATTAAACGAAATTTACAATCAAAAGATTGTAAAAGAAGACGTAGGAATGGGTCCCCAAGCTATTTCCGATGTAGGCCCTACCCCTACAAAGCTAGCTAAAATTACTATTCCAAAAAGACATTGCGGTTGTGAAGAATCTGAAGAGCATTGCGTTTATGCTGCTAAAGGATGTAAGTGTAATGGGTGTGTAGAATGTAAAGCTAATCAACATAAAGATAAAAGCGAAGATTGTGAAGGCTATAATCCTGAAACTTATGACAGTAATGGTAAGATGTGTAGACAGCTTTTGTTTAGAATTTTCAAATTATCCGCTATGTTACATGATTTAATGAACGGTAAAGATAATGTTGAAGCTTGGGTTTTAAGCAAGCTAACTAATGCACACGATCAAATTGAATCAGTGTTTGGTTATGAAGATTATGAAAAAGCTCTAAACCCACAACATGGAATGTGTGGCGACAACAACTTTGAAGAGAGTAATGAAGAGGAGCTTTATAGTGCTATCACAAAAGGTGGAGATGTTCTTTTGAATAAACTAAGTGATGTTTTAAGACGCGAATCTGCCGAAAACTTAGAAAAGGTATTGCTAGAAACTATTCTAATACTTGAAAAGAAAAAGAATTTAACTTAATTTAGAATTAAATAGGTTATAAATTTTAGGGTCAAATTTTCCAATAACAGCTTGCACGATTTGTTTTCTTACAGCTTCATTAGATGCTTTATACATATTTCTAAGTTCGGTTGCACTTGTTATCTTCTTTTTACCTAGGTTAAATTCAATTGTAGCCGGAGCATAGATATAACCGTGACCACCTTGCTCTTTAAATGGTTGCATAGATTGTAAATCAGCAAACGGTTGAAAATAAGTAGGCGTTCCTTTCTTAGTTATTCCAAATGCAAAACGAGGATCTGATTCCATATCTTTTTTACCTACAAGATAAACTACTTTTGCAACATTAGGATCATAATTTTTTAAAATTTCTAAAGGCTTATAAGGCATTTTAACCTGGGCTATTTCTTTTTCAGGAATACCCGTTGCTTTAATAATTTCTTTTTTTTCTTTAAAATTAAAAGGATAGCGAGATGGGTCTTCTTTTTTAGCTATTTCATCTGCTGTAGCTATAAAAAAATCAGCCCCCGGAAACTGTTTTTTAGCCATATCAAATAAATGTTTATGACCTACATGAAAAGGTTGAAAGCGCCCAGGAAATATAACGATTAAATTATTTTTTTGTGGCATTAAAATTTCATTTACTAATTTATCGAATTTCATATAGACATTCCTGGTGTTTGCGTTAATCGTGCACCTTCTTTTCCAAATTCAGGATTTACCATATAATTTTGATTAGACATTTGTCTTTGATTTTCTTCATTTTCACCGCGTTTGGCAAATTTACCAGCCTCTTTTCCTGTGATAAAGCTTCCTGTTATTTTAACTGGGTTAGAAGATACTGTAGAATCTCTTACAACAATGCCTTCTTGTGTTTGAAGAGAGCCAAGCTTTGATGTCGAAGCTTGCTTAATCTTATCACCCATTAGTAATGTTGCATGATAAAATAAAGCACCGTTGATAGCTTTTTCTATTACCTTTTTATTATTACCTATATACTGTATCATAGGAATACCAGAAATTACATTCTTATAGTTTTCTAAGCTCATTGCACTTATTGTTTTGCCAGAAGCTGTTTTAATTTTTTCAGCCCTAGGATTCTTAGCTTTTAAAAGCCAATCTTTTAAAGGCCTAGTATCAAAAGTTTTAGAATCATAGCTAACGGTAAATTTTTGATTTAAAACATCATTAAAATTTACATCTTTTAATTCTACAGTAAATTCATGCTCAACATCAAAACCGGACTTCTTAGCAATAGGGTCTACTTTTTGAATTAAAGAAAGTAATGCTTTTTTGTCATAAGATATTTCACGTGAAGCTCTTCTTACGCTTCCACGAACAGGGCTTTTTACTTCTATAATTTCATTTAAACCATGTATTGCTAAGAAGTTATTAGCATATCCAATAACATTGGTTGCACCTTTTACGAATTCCATATTAAAAAGAATTTTAGGATTATTCCACATTTTAAGTTTTTTTAGTTCAGGTTCTATGCTAGGAATAGCTGTATTAAAAATATTAAGAACAGTCTTTCCTGTTTCTATCATACCATGACCTGCTGGAAACCTTGCAGTTAGTCTTGATATTGTAACACCTTCCACGTCTTCAGGCTTGCTAGAGCCTCTATCCATAGCAAACTCTTTATTACCCTCGGCATTTGTTATTAACTTTATAGAAGCGTTAACACCGTCTATCTTTACTGTAGAAGGCTTCTTTTTTAAACTATTAACTATTTTATTAAAAATATTAATAAGATCTTTACCCGTATTTACATTAGGTAAATCGAAAGGATGAGCCATATGACCAGCTACTCCACCTTCAAGAAGAAATTGCTTAAACGTTAGCATTAGGTTGTTCCTGTGTTGTCGGTTGAGCTGGTATTGCGGGTGGTCTTACCGGTGGGGTAAAAGAAGGGTTTACTGCTTTAGCAGATTTTTTAACTGGAGCAGGTCTATACTGCTTATAGGCACTTTTACCAGTAGGTCTTAAGCCAGAAGTTATTGTTAAACCTTCATTGTCTGCATAAACACTAAGATTTTTATTTAGCAATGCATCAATAATAATATTCTTATCTTTTATATCATAATAACTAAGAATAAATTTACCCGCTGCTCTATCCTTATTACTCATAATTAAAAGATATTCAAACCCCTTTCCACCATAACCTAATAAACTCGGAGCCCAAATTAAACTTTCTAAAACATTTGGATCAGTATTTTTATTAATAAATTGTAATGAAAAATTAATATCTTCTTCTTTAGATAAAGCTAAATTAACATTTTTTAGCTCATCAAACGTTAAATTTTCTCCTGTCATTCGTTTGTGTACTAGCTGTTCTACAGATTGTCGCAATTTTTCAAATCCTCTACTTCTTGCAGAAGCTAATCTTCCTTGACCTACCTTTAGTTCAAGTCGTCGACCATCTGATAAAACAATATCACCTTTTGATACATCATCTTTTTCATACTTCACTTTTTTACCGTCACTAAAAAGAATTATAACTAATTCGCCTTTACCGGTAGCTACTGTACCCTTAGGGGGTTCAAAATTAAATAATTCAGAAAATAAATTTACAGCATCATTTTCTTCTTGTTCTACTAAAACAGCTTTTATAACCGGTTTTAAAGTATTCCAAAGCTCAAAGCTACCCGATTTTCCAACAATTTTATTAGAGATAGGAAATTGCATAGCTTTAGAATTTTTACCATCAACTAATAATCTTTTTACTTCATCGTAATTAATATTATATTTTTCAAAAATAGGATATATAAAATTTTCTAATCCTTGTAAATTACATACACTCATAAGGTCCTTAAATACGGTTCCGCTTTTATCAGAACTTACTATATTAGTAATTTTTGTAAGACCTTTTCTATCAACTGCACCTAATAGCTTTGGCCTACCGCCGTCATCTACTTGTGCATAAACATCTATTGTTTTATCTTCTGGAGCTTCGTTAAAAATTGTTTGTCTAGGTAGAGCTGGTACAGGCTTAGCAAAAGATTCTTTTAGATAAATCTCATCAAGAGACTTGTAAGGCTTTTTAAGCTTTTTCTTATGCATATCATTTGAGATTGGGATCGTTGCTATAACGCTTCATTATATTAAGAATCTCTTTGTATTTTGCCATAAAGTTATTTTCATTTATAGAATCAACAAACTTTTTAACATGGGGGTTAGTTATACGCTGAGGGTTATCTTCATAATTTTCGTTAGAAGCTATAGACTGTTGCAATGCTTCTCTTGCTTCAACTGCAGATTCTTGATTAATAGGTTTTGTAAACAAAGCATCAATAGTACCTGCAGGTATATTCATGACTAAAGCTTTCGCTAACATTCTAACCATATCAACATAACCTTCTGGTGGTAATGCAGAGGGCTCTTCTTTTTGAGCTGTGGGTGGTGTAGGAGGTGGTGCTTGCTGAGGTGCAGGAGCTGTAGCATCAACCTGCTGTTCTTCACCTTGCTCAGTAAACAATTTTAAATATTCGGACAACTTAGAGTTAAAGCTCATATAGTTATTTATTATAATGTTGCACTGGAACTATAAATGATTTGTAGTTCCCCAGGCTTAATAATTCTACCATTACCTACACATATGGAATTAACTACAAAAGAAGCATAGTAAGCATTTGATAAGTAAAACCTCACAACCCCTCTATTATATGTACTGCTATAATATGCTGTTGGATTAAAATCACCTAATGCCTGCCAGGCGGAAACATTTCTTATTGGTCCACCGTTTGATACTGGGGTTACGTAACCACCTACAATTAAATTTATAAGTTGAGCTGTAGCGCTTCTAAAATTATATCCTTTTATTTCTAATAAAAACATTTGATAGTTGTTTTGATTAAAATCAGGAGGTAATAGTATATGAGTGTAAAAAGATAGGTTTCCAGTAACATCGTTGTAGCCATATGTCCACCCTCTAGCAACATTTAGACTTGTAACACCACTATCAGGAAAAGCACTATTTCCTTGATTATATAAACTGCTACCACTTAATATTAAACCATGATTTAAGACATTACCGTTATTACGGTCCAGAGTAAGCATTGACTCAACCTTAAGGTTTACACCATTATTTTCTCTTGTTGAAAGTTCTAATGCCGTTTGCCCGTTATTAAAATACTTGCATCTTATAGCTGCGAGCTCATTATAAGTACCTGCGGTTTGCGTAAATTTTATTCCATCAAAATTACCTTCAGTAATACCGCTTCTAACATTAAGCTCTATAGAATCAGCCGAAAGCTGTACAGATCTTGAAAGTGTTAATTCTGACGTTGGTGTTGCTGTATTAATACCAACTTTACCCGCATTAACCAATAACCCAGAAGGAGCAACAGCAAGCGTAGTCGTTCCATTAGAAAAAGGGATAAAAGCATTTACCGGAGGCAGTCCTCTAGTAAGCTGGGAAACTGTTATATCGGCCATTTAAATATTTATTAATTTAAACGATCAGAAGTTGTTTAGTCTTAAGCTGATTGAAGTATTCTTTATTTAAAAAAATAAGGTTATTTTTCTTTGTAAATGTTTTTACTTTTGCAAAGGTATATCGTTCAATATTAACACTATCAATGTAAGAACGTATATTACTAATTAATTCTAACCCTCTACCTTCATTTTTTGAGAGTAAATGGTGTAAGAATTCAAATGAAATATTTGTTAGAAATACTTTAATTGGAAGCAATTTTTTTACTTTACTAAGTATTTGATCGAGTAGTTTCAGTATATCTTCTTCTTTAAAGTATTTTACTAACAATAACTGTTCTAGTTGGGTATTGTTAAAATAGACAACTGTTTTTTCATTTGTTTTATCATTTAGAAGATATTCACAAATGCCAAATATAATATGATGATAGAAAAATTGTTTAGCGCTGGTTGTTATTCTATCTTTTAATAAATGGTATTTGTGCAGATCATTAATAATATCGACCTCTACTTTACGCAAAATATGGTTAAAGTTAACGAGTCTAAAATTATATTGCTTAAACTCAAGTTTTTTGAGCATACTTAAGTATGTATGAAATTACAAACTATTCAAGAAGTTTTTAGGAGGGCGACCGATACGAACATTAATAATGCCGTTATAATAATCATCTCTCATTAAAACGTTTTTAGCAATTTGTTCAGAAATTTCAAAGTATGCTAATTCCCATTTAGAACTACAAGCCCGTATAATTCTAAAAGTAAATTTATCTTTTCCATATTTTTTAATATCTTCATTTAATTCTGTTGAGGAGCTTGTATATTCTTTCCAATCCGATTCTTTAATTTCTATTCTTTTATTTTTTTTGCCTTTTAAAGGCTTTCTTTTTAATTTAGATTTACATTGTTTTTTGCCAATATATTTTTTATTATTTAAAGTATTGGTAATTTCATAAATAAATCCAAAAGTATTTTCGTCTAATGAAACACCTTCAGTCAATACCCAGTGGCCTAAATCCATAAGGTAATTAGGTGTAAACAATTAATTTACAACTTCTTTGCCTAAGCCCGGAAGTGGGCGTCTTTGAATAACAATTTTTTCTTTTTTCTTTTTTTTACCCATTCCTAGAACTTTTGGAACTCTTGTATCATTAGGAGCATAGACGTCATTAGGAGCTCCAGGTACCTTACCTCCGGTTGCGCCTACATCAACAAATCCTCCTCCAAAAACACTACCCAAGCCTCCTGCCATATTCATTTCATTTAGAGCCTTTAAAAAAGCTTCTTCAAATAAATTATTTGATTTCATATAACTCTATACTATTATTTAAGTTAATGCTGCTAGAAAATTATATAAAAGAGCTAGAAAATGATCTTAAAATTGATGAATTGGTATTAAAAGAATATCAACTCAAACTGCCAGGCATTAAACACAAATGGGCAGGTAGATTAATACGTCATAAGATGGATATCAATGAGTTGCGTAAAAAACGAGAATTACTAAAAAAAGAATTAGTAGATAAAATACAAGAGCAAAGCCCGGTAAAATTAGCACTTCCAGTTATAGAAAGAACAGCAGAAAAACATAGTGAAGTGGCGGAAATAGATAGCAAGATAAAAGAATTAGAACTTGTTGTTGAACTACTCGAAAAGTCAGAAAAAACATTAAGCTCAACTTCGTACGATATAAAAAATTTAGTAGACATTATTAAGCTAGAAACTACATGATTAATTTTTCTTACGACCCTAAGAAGGGTACCGGTATTCTATCTGGCGAACAATTTGAAGAAATTAGAGAGAATTTTTCTGTTAAAAATGATGCTGCTTTTTTTGTACGCAGAAGATACGGAAGATTTTTACCTCAAAGAACTTATGCAATAACACCCACAGGTAGATTTGAACCCGGGCTTTATTTTGAAATAAGAAAATTTTTAACTACAAAAAACTATGTAGGTGAAGTAAAAACTGATCCTTTATTTCACGAACAAATTGTTCCATCTACCAGATGGAAGTCGAACCCTCTTTACAGTGATAATATAATACCACTTGCTTTACCGTTGCGCGATTATCAAGAAGAGATTGTCAAAAAGGCTTATTCAATAGGCCGCGGTACAATAGTATTAGCTACCGCTGGTGGCAAGACGTTGACAGCTGCATCTTTGTTAACAAAGATGTTCTTACTACATGGCTCAAATTTCAAATGTCTTTACATTGTACCTGATCTAGGCTTAGTTGAACAGACATCTGAAGATTTTAAAACATATAATGTACCATTTACTGTTCGTAAATGGACAGGTAGTACCCCATTAGAAGGTAATGCAAATGTTACAGTTGCAAATCTCGGCATTTTACAAAGTAAAAATACAGATCTTACCTGGATTGAAGATATAGATTGTTTAATTGTAGACGAGGTTCACAAAATACGTAAAGGAAATGAAATAAACAAAATTATAAAAAAGATAAAAACACCAGTTCGCTTTGGTTTTACGGGTACAATGCCTGAGGGGTTAATTGATCAATGGAATATTATAGGTAAAATAGGACCTGTTATATATGAAAAACATAGTCATGAACTTAGACTTGAAAACTATGTAAGCAATGTTTTAGTGCAGATTCTTAAAATAAGCTACAATGAAGACCCCTTCAAAGATGTTGTTATATCGTCCGCAAATCTTTATAGAGAAGAGCAGAGATTTTTAATTAGAAATAAATTTAGAAATAATGTTATTGGTAAGCTAGCTTGCAAGTTAACTAATAATGCTCTCATTTTAGTAGACTTTATTGAGCATGGAGAGGCGCTTTACAGAGCTTTAAAAGAACTTTGCTCTAAGAAGCAGATATATTTTATTCGCGGTGAAGTAGAGGTTGCAGAGAGAGAAAAAATAAGATCATTAATGGAAAATAGATCAGATGTAGTAGTGGTCGCAATATCAAAAATATTTTCTACAGGAATCAATATTAAGAATTTACATTATATTGTTTTTGCGTGCGGTGGAAAAGCAAAAATAAAAATAGTTCAATCAATTGGTAGAGGCCTTCGCTTGCATAAGGATAAGGATAAGCTTATAATATTCGACATAGCCGATGATTTTAAATATAGTACTGCACACATGGAAAAACGAATAAACCTTTATGAGAAAGAAAAAATCAAATATACCATCAAAAAAATTGCCGAAATCTGAAAAAAAGAAAAATCAGAAAGTAGAAGAATTATCTGAAGATACGGAGAGTATTCAAAGCGACCCGGAGCTTAAGAAGATACTTACCACAAATATAGCAACACCTGAAGTTACCCCAGACGGAAAAAAAGTAAAGCCAAAAGATAAGGTTCATTATGTAAATAGTAAAGAATTTGAAGATGAGATTAGAAAGTATTATAAATCTGGTAATATTACAGAAAAGCTTGGAGAAAGTTTAACAAAAATTGCACATGGACTATCTTATGCACCTAATTTTATCAATTACTCCTACAAAGATGATATGATAGGCGATGCTATAGTAAAGATGTTCTCTGCTTTAAGAAATAAGAAGTTTAAATTAAACACAGGATTTAGTCCGTTTTCTTATTTTACGACCATTGCATTTCATGCATTTATTAACAGAATTAAAAAGGAAAATAAACATCATGCTGTTTTAAATGAATACCGCGATAAGGTTTATACTGATTTGATGCTTAGTTCCGATGAAGGTGGGAGTGCTCATATTTACGTTGAGCCGACTGACGACAATTATAATAGAACAGAGTGAAACATATAAAAGAACTCACAATTAGATCCAATAAAGTTTGCTGTATCGCCGATCTTCATATTGGCGTTCATCAAAATAGTATTTTTTGGCATGAAACAGCTCTTAAATGGGCTGAATGGCTTAAAAAAGAATTACAACAAAAAAGTATAAGGGATATTTTTATATTAGGAGATCTTTATCACTATCGCGATGAAATTGCAGTTAACACTATACATGTTGTTAATCAAATCTTAAACATATGGGAAGAGTTTAATATTGTTATTTTAGTCGGTAATCATGACGCATTTTACAAAGATAGGGCCGATATTAATTCTCTTTCTATTCTAAATGGTTGGAAAAATATACACATTATCAGCGAGCCCAGTACCTTTACTATTCTTGGTAAGGAGTGTTCGTTTTTACCATGGGGAGCTACTCTAGAAAACATACCGCAAAGTGATGTTATTTTTGGTCATTTAGAAATTGAAACTTTTAAAATGAATAGTCACAAGTCTTGTGATCATGGTATTAAATCAAAAGATCTTCTCTCTAAAGCAAACTTAATTATGACCGGTCATTTTCATTTGCGTGATGAAAGAAAATATGACAATAAAACAATCCTATATGTAGGTAATCCTTTTGAAATGGATTTTGGTGACACCGGCTCAACTAAAGGCTACTACATTTTAGATTTTACAGATTTATCGTATTCGTTTTTTGAAAATAGCTTGTCGCCTAAGCATAAAAAGCTTTCTATCACAGATATTGCTACTCTTAAATCTTTAAGTGCTACAGAAGTAAAGGATACAGTTTCTAATAATATTATTAAGCTAGTTATAGATAAGAAAGTGACAAGTGATAACATCGATATATTAATTCAAAAGATATCTGCTTATAAGCCCTTTAATCTGTCTGTGGATTATTCTCTCTATAGCGACAGCATAACAGTAAATGAGGAGCAACCATATGATCTCTCAGGTGTTGATATGGGCAAAGCTATTGAAGAGTTTGTTTCTTTACTAGATGTGGATAAAAAGAGTGAAGTATCACACTATTGCTTAGATCTTTACAAAAGGGCGCATAGTACATGAGAAATATTATTTTTAATAAAATTAGTATTAAAAATTTCTTGTCAGTTGGTAATACACCTGTAGCTGTAGAATTTAATCGTGGTCTTCATATTATTACAGGCATTAATAAAGATAAAGAAGATAGAAGAAACGGTGTTGGTAAATCTACTATCGCAGATGCAGTTTATTTTGCTGTATTTGGTGAAACATTAAGAGATCTTAAAAAAGAAAACATTATTAATAATGTAAATAGAAAGAATTGTGAAGTTAGCTTAGATGTAACTATTAAGAATTTAGATCAAACAGAAAACATACAAATTATAAGAACAATAGAGCCGTCTAAGTGTTTTGTTTTTGTGAACGGTGAAGATAAGACCCGAGACAGCATTTCTAATACTAGTGAATTTATAATGTCAAAGTTTAACTGCACACCAGAGATATTTCAAAACTGTGTAATTATGACCATAAACAATACAATACCGTTTATGGCAAAGAAAAAACAAGAAAAAAGAAAGTTTATTGAAGACATTTTTAATCTTGGTATTTTTGGCGATATGCTTAATATTCTTAAAACAGATGTTAATGATAAAAAGAAGACATTTGATATAGAAGTTGCAAAGCACGATGAAATACAAAAAACAATTTTAACATACAATAAGCAAAAAGAGAATTCTGCTTTAGAGAGGAAGAAGAAAAAAGAGAAGTATGAAACACGCCAAGTTAATAATGAAAAAGAGATAGCAGATATCAATAAACAGCTTGAAAGCTTTGCTTTACCGGATATTCAAAAAATAAGAGATGAAATACAAGCACAGGAGTCAAATTACAATAAAGCTGATAAAAAAATACAGGATATTAGACATTCTATCTCAGAGAGCACTACTCTTATTTCTCAAATCAATAAAAAAATTCAATCAGTGGGTACAGATAAAGAAGTTTGCCCTACATGCTTAAGATCAATACAGGATGTTGATCGCAATCATATTAAAAGTGAGAAAAAAAAGCTTAATCAAGAAATTGAAGACCACGAAGAAAAAATTGTTAAATTAAAAGAAGAAGAAAAACAGTTTGTAGGTGCGCAAAACAAACTAGATCTTAAAATACAAAAACTACGAGACGAAATATCTTCCTACAAAACAAAAGTTACACAAAAGAAAAATCTTGAAGATCGCTTATCTCAGCTACAGTTATGGCAAAAAGAATTAGAGCAGGATTTAATAGATATAGAAACGGATTCGAATACATTTGATACTCTTATAGAGGAACAAAATAAGAGATTAATAGAAACAAGAGATCAAATAGAAACTATTAAAGAATCATTGAATGTTTTAGATATAGTTAAGTTTGTGGTGTCTGAAGAAGGTGTAAAATCTTATATTGTCAAAAAGATACTACAGCTGTTCAACAGTAAGCTATCATATTATCTTAAAAAAATGGATGCAAATTGTACATGTACTTTTAATGAATACTTTGAAGAAGAAATATTTGATAATAAAGGCAAACAATGCTCTTACTTTAATTTTAGCGGAGCAGAGCGTAAAAATATAGATTTAGCTTGTTTATTTACATTTATGGATATTCGAAGACTTCAGGGTGATGTATCCTTTAATTTTAGCATCTATGATGAGCTTTTTGATTCAAGCTTAGATGAAAAAGGAGTAGACTTAGTTATTAATATTCTTAAGGAACGAGTAGAAAAATATAATGAAAGTATAATGGTTATTAGTCATAGAAAGGAAAGTATTAAAGCTGCCACCGGCGATATTATATTCTTAGAGAAGACAAACGGTATAACTCGTAGAGTTGATTATAAAGAATATAGTAGTTAATATATATTATGTTTACCCCTTCTCCCTTTGTATCGCCTTCACCTTTTGTCTCTCCTTTTGCATCGCCTTTTCCTACAGCTCAACTTCCCGCAGCAAATACTTCTCCCCGACCACCTGAATTAGACTTACAGAGATGCTTAAATTATTATGCAGATTATAGTGGCTGTGGATTCTGGAGAATGATTTGGCCTGAACATTTTCTTAATGCCCATCAAAAGCTAGTTATTCACGGCAGTACTGTAATGTGTTTTGATCCTAACTATTTTCGCGGGGTGAAGACAGTACGCGTACAGCGCCAAGCAACACCACATCAATTAAAATTTATAGAATTTTTAAAGGAACTAAGCCAAAAGATCGGGTTTAAACTAATTTATGAAGTTGATGATTTGGTTTTTATAGAAGATATTCCTGAGTATAATAAATTTAAGCCTGCTTTTGCTGATCCAGAAATTAGAAACACCGCACAAAAAATTATGGAGACTTGCGATGAAATCACAGTTACCTGTGACTTTATGAAGGATTACTATTCTAGCAAGATTAAGAATAAAAATATAACAGTTATCCCTAATTTTCCTCCAAAGTGGTGGATTGGTAATTTTTATAACGAGAGACGTATTTCAGAAAATTATGATACGCATAGAGCAAGACCGCGCATTCTTTATGCAGGATCTGGTGCGCATTTTGATGTTGAAAACCGTGTTGGTCAGAAAGATGATTTCGAGCACGTAATTGAGGCTATCGTTAAGACTCGTCAAAAGTATCGCTGGGTATTTTTAGGAGCGTTTCCTCTACCATTACATCCCTATGTACAAAACGGTGATCTAGAGTTTCATCCTTGGCAGCATCTTTATTCTTACCCAGAAAAGATTTCTAACTTACAGATTAATATGATGGTTGCCCCGTTACAAGATAATACTTTTAACAAAGCTAAAAGCGACTTAAAATATATAGAAGCATGTTGCTTTGGTCTGCCAATCGCTTGTCAAGATTTAGTTACCTATTCTAATGCACCAATTAAATTTAAAACAGGTGAAGAAATGTTAGCGTGTATAGAAGAGACATTAGACAAGAAGGGTAAATATATGAATATGTGTGCAAAGTTTAGAAAAGTAGCGGAAAGCAGATGGTTAGAAAATGACTCTAATATTGGCGCGTATCAAGAACTCTATACGCTACCATATGCACACAAGGATAGGAAGCTCTTGAATGCCTTAAACGGAATTATTGCATGAGAAAGCTCTCTAAAAAAGAAATAAAAAAATTAGAGAAAGAAGGACGCCTTCGCGATCATGTTGAGATCTGGGTAGATAAGCACAATCATAAATTAGAGCTACTAAGAACGTTTACTAGTCTTATAGCAGCTATAAGCTCTGCTATTGTTTTGTTTAAGATCGTTTTACATTTCTAATTGTACTTTCGGTTTAAGCATTTATAATAATATTGTGTATAGAAATGTAGCCTATTTACCGAAAAGCCAATTAATGCGCCTCTTTACCTGGGATAAAGACGGCAAGCGCGTCGCTTTAGATACAACTTTTGAGCCTTATATCTTCTTAGAGACAAATAACCATCCAGATACAACTAGTATATTTAATACTCGCTTAAAGAAAAAGAAATTTCGCAATCAAGCTGAGAGAGCCCATTATTTAAGAGAAAATAAAATAACTAGAGTATTTGAGAATTTAAACATACAACAACAATTTTTAATTGATAGTTTTTGGCAAGATAATGAGAAAGATGAATTCTCATCTCTTCCTATTAGAGTATTGTTTATTGATATCGAGACATATAGTCCTGATGAATTTCCAGTTCCAGATAACCCTAACCACCCTATTAATATTATTACAGTTTACGATACATTAAGAGGTAAATTTATAACTTGGGGGTTAAAATCATATGATAAAAAGAAAGACAATACTACCTATATCTATTGTAAAACAGAAAAGGACTTACTATCGAAATTCTTGCATTATTTTATTTCTGACTACCCAGATATACTTTCGGGGTGGAATAGCGAGTTCTTTGACGTACCGTATATTATCAATAGAATGACTCGTATTCTAGGTGAAGATGAAACTAAAAAGCTTTCACCCGTTGGTTATATTAGACCTATTTCTTTTAAAGGGAAGTTCGGCAGAGATCAAGTTCATTGGCATATTGAAGGTGTTTCATGCGTCGATTATCTTGACATTTATAAAAGATTTTGCCCAGTATTACGTGAATCCTACAAACTAGATGCTATCGGTGAAATAGAATTGGGTGAGAATAAAATTGATTATGGCGATACTAATTTAACAAGTCTTGCTGATGAAAATTGGGAATTGTTTGTCGACTATAACATTCAAGACGTTAATTTACTTGTAAGATTGGAAGAAAAGCTTCAATACTTAAAGCTTTTAAGAATGATTGCATATGCGGGATTAACAACGTTTGAAGGGGCATTAGGATCGCTATCTGTTATAACAGGATTATGCGCTATTCGTGCGCGTATGCGTAATCAACGAATACCGACTTTTAATAAAGAAGTATTTAATAACGAACAAAATGCCGGTGCTTATGTAGGTGAGCCTCGTCAAGGTTTTCAAGAAAACGTTGTTTCGTTTGATGCTAACAGCCTGTATCCAAACGTTATGATAACTCTCAATTTATCGCCTGAAACTAAAGTTGGCGTAATTACAGAAAAAACAGATAAAGAAATTACAATCAATCACGTCAACGGACAAACATTTAAATTATCTCCTGCGCACTTTGTAGAATTTGTTAAAAAAGAAAAAATAGCTATTTCTAAGGCAAAAGTGCTTTTTACACAGAAAGAAAAAGGCATTATACCGCTCACAGTAGATCACTATTACAAGAAGAGAGTAGAAATAAAAAGACAATTAAAACTTTTGAAAAAGAAATTAGTTGACGTAGATAAGAAAACAGAAGAATATAAAAACCTTAAGTTACAAAGCGAAAATCTTAACATCCTACAACATACAATTAAGATTTTAATTAATACAATCTATGGTTATTTTGGAAATAAACACAGTCCTCTAGGCGATGATGAACTTGCAGAATCGATCACACTCACCGGCCAAGCTGTTATTAAGGAATCAAACCGCTTATTAGAAGAATATATTAAATCTAAGGCTAACCTTACAGATGAAGAGATATCTAACGATACTCCTATTATCTATAACGATACAGATAGCTCTTATGTTTCCATTAAGCATATTGTTAGAAAAACAGGATTAAAAATGCTTACAGAGAGAGGTAAGATTACTCCTGAATACTACAAACAGGTACAAGATATAGAAGATTATCTTAATAAAAATATTATTAAATGGGGGCAACAAGCTCTAGGGTCACAAGATTGTAGATTAAATTTTAAGAGAGAAGCTATAGCAGATGTTGGACTGTTCTTGCAGAAGAAAAGATACGTATTACATGTACTAGACGAAGAGGGTATTCCTTGCAATAAGTTTAAATACACAGGAGTTGAAGTTGTAAGAACAACAATGCCTACTCCAATTAAACCTTATGTTAAGAAGATAATTGAGACAATGCTGCTTACTAAAGACTTTTCGCAAACTAATAAGATTTTTAATGAAACATATGATATTTTTAAGAAATTGCCTATTGAGGATGTAGCCTTTGTAATGGGTATTAAGGGGTACGAAAAATATGCTGCAATGTGTGATAACTTTAAAACTGCTAAGCATATGCCAATTCATGTTAAAGCAGCTTATTTTTATAATATATTACTTGATCGGTTTAACACCGGTAAAAAGTATGAAAAAATATCTTCTGGTGACAAAGTAAGATATTTTTATACTAAACAGCCCAACCGCTTTGGTATTTCGACAATAGGATACAAATATAATTTTCCTAAAGAATTTGCAGAATTTTTTGAAGTTGATTACGAATTGATGTTTGAAAAGATTATTTTTTCAGTAATAGAAAGGTTCTATCAGGCAGTAAATTGGAAGCTGCAATCACCTGGTAGTCAAGTACAAACAGATTTGTTCGATTTATTAAAAGACAGTTGATTTAATAGTAAGATATTATAATATAACTACATGAGCGAACAAACATTAGTAACTTTTATAGACCATATTGGTAGAACAATTTTAGCCGAGCAAGTTAGCCAGGATAAGACAACACTCACTGTTAAGAACCCTGCTATTATTCATGTACAGCCTACACAACAGGGTCAACTTAATGTACAGACTATTCCACTTTATTTCCGTGAATTTGTCGGGGATAAGAGTAAGAATGAAGGAACAGTATGGAAGTTTAATCTTGCCAATGTCGTACTAGGTATTGATATTGATAATGATTCTAGACTAGTTGATCAATATAAGAAGCTATTTTCTGCTCCCTCAGGCATTATTACACCTCCTCAGGGCGAAAAAGTAATTAAGTTGTTTGACGAGTAATTTTTTACTTGTTTTTATTTTTATATCCTTTATACTAGAGGTATGAGTAAAGACCTTAATAAAATATTCGCGTCGTTAGACAAATTAAACAGTGAAGCTTCTTTTTTAAACGAAAATGCACTTAGTAAAGTTGATGAGTGGTTTGATACAGGATGTTATGCTCTTAACGCTATACTCGGCGGGAGTTGCCGCGGTGGTGGCGTTCCTAAGGGGAGAATAACAGGCTTTTCTGGCCCTAGTCAAACCGGTAAGACGTTTATTGTTAATAAGATTCTTGCTACTGCACAAAAGAAAGGCATTACTCCAGTTATATTTGATACAGAAATTGCTATTGACGAAAACAGTACAAAGGGTGTAGGCTTGGATCCTGAAAATGTTAAATATGTTCCTGTTGATACGATTGATCAGTGTCGTAATCAAATCAGCGCGTTACTTGATAGTATTATTGAGAATAATGCTAAGGGTAAGTTTATTATTAGTATTGACAGTTTAGGTAATCTTGCTTCACAGAAAGAGTTAGACGATGTAGCTAAGGACAAGTCTGCATCTGATATGGGACTTCGTGCAAAGTCTTTAAAGAGTATGTTCCGTACTCTAACTTTTAAAGCAGCTAAGGCTGGTGTTACAATATTGTTTACAAACCATACTTATGATGACCCGGCTGCAATGTTTCCCAGCTTAGTTAAGAATCAAGCTGGAGGCTCAGGCCCTGTATATATGGCGAGTATTTTAGTACAGCTTGCTAAGCGGCATGAAAAGGAAGGCGAGGGTGATTCTATGGATGCAGAAGATAAGAAGCTTGCAGAAGCTAATAAGTATAGCGGCACAACACTTCGCGCATTAACTGTAAAAAATCGCTTTCTTCCACCGTTTCTAGAGACAGAAATGTATCTTTCTTTTAAGACCGGGCTTAACAAGTATAGTGGATTGCTTGGTATGGCTGCAGTGAGAGGTATCGTTGAACAAAACGGCGCAACATATACAGTTGGTGTTACTAGTGGAAAGTATAAACAGGGCGATAAACTGGGCTATGCAAAGACTTTTGCTAAAGACCCCGCTTTCTACGAGGAGTTTATTATTCCGGAACTCGACAAGCGCTTAGCAGAGGAATACAAATACAACGCAAATGAAGTGCAAGGCGAAGAAGAGCCTCACGAGTAAAGCTGTAGTCCCCATTTCTGGGGGAATGGACAGTACCGTCCTACTACATTTAGCCGCTAGTAGGTATGATAAAATAATTACGGTTAACTACGACTACGGTCAAAAGCACCGTGATAAAGAAGTAAACTGCGCTTCATTTCAGATTGAAACGCTTGATATGCCGGTCGATAGTTTACACATAAAATTACCGTTTTTTAGAGATATATGTCAGGTCTCTTCACTTCTAAATAACAAAATTGCAGTTGCTAAGGCAAAGGATGTAATGGGGGATCCGCAGACAGTTAACTATGTTCCGTATAGAAACTTAATGTTACTCAGTATCTCACTTGCTATAGCAGAAAACTACGGTGCTAGCACAGTTTTTCATGGAGCTGCCCAAGCCGATAGCGTTGCTGGGTTTTGGGATGGTAGTGAAGAATTTCTCGAACAAATCAATAAAGTATCCGCTCTTAACAGAAGAAATAGAATTGTAGTTCAAGCCCCTTTAATTGATAAATCTAAAGAAGAGATTGTAAAACTCGGTATAAAGCTCGGGGTTAATTTTAGTCAAACCTGGACTTGTTATGAGGGAGAAGAGCAAGCATGCGGTGAATGTACTGCGTGCTCTTTGAGAATAAAAGGCTTTATAGATTCGAGGGTTATAGACCCTTTAAAGTATAAAATTTCAATACCTTGGGAAAAGTTTAAGTGTAAAGAGATTAGTCCCCGTAACTAAAACCACCCGCGTCATAACCACGACGGCCGCCAATTGCACCCATAGATCTTAGCTCCCCTGTTACATCATCGTCTTCAGGATATTCTTCAATGTTAGGCTCTTCACCTGTACCTTCACCTTCTTTTTTCTCACTCGAGTGCGAATAGCTGTTTTTATATTTTAATGAGTCTATAAAATCATTTACAAGCTCTTTATCTTTTGCCATGTTAGCATCAAACGCACGGGTTATCGCTTCAATAACTTCATTTCTTAATTCAGGCGAATCATAAAGATCACCCTTTTCAACAGTTATTTCATCAGGTAGCTCTACAAATATCGGCATCCACTCTTTAATAAATTTAACTCCAGG